GGTGCGCAGAGCCGCGTTCTCGGAAATTGCGCCGAATTCCTCATAGCCCCGCTTTCAAAATCAACGACTTACGCATAAAACGCGATTTCCCCCGTAGGGGAGAACGGTCTGGAGGGGGATCGGTGGGGTGTGGGGTAAATGGGTATTAGCCCCGCATTCGCTTTTAATATCATACACTTATCCATGTGGGTTGGGGCGATCTCTTTGCCAAGATTACCAGTAGCAGCAGACGTTTATTACAAATTACAAACGTATTACAAGTTTTTGGTTTGTAATAAAATCGTAAGTCATTAAATCTATTAGTCTTTTTTGCCTTTTTATTACATATTACAAATAAAGTAGTAATACTGTGTGAGAAAAATAGAAAACTGTAAGTAGATAGCTATCATCATACCTCACGTTTTTTATACATATATAGAGTAGGCTCCGTTTGTAATAAATATATTTTGCCCGATTTCTGCTTACGGATCATGGTCATAACCCCCGCTTAACCGTTTTTTATGTTTGTAATAAATGCCAAAAATGAAAAAAGGCCGCATTAGCGACCTTCGAATTTTTCAGATTTTCTTAAACTTCGTCTTCATCGTCAAATGGATCATGTGGCGTTCCATTCAATTTTTCTACGTCACTATCGTGTTTCTTTAAAGTTTGCTGAACCCATTTTGAGTTTAGTTTCCCCTTCTCATCGAATGCACCTCTAACGCGTTTTCGGATATAAGTACGACCCGTAATCCCGCCATAGCAGATCACGCCACCGGGTTTAAAACCTAACTCCATAAGGATGTTTTTGAGGCGATTTGTTTTAGGCATTTCTACGTCACCTGCGAGGTCGATAAATGCGTCCCGTAAAGATGGTACGAAGATCACGTCACGATTCACGCCGGGGGCATTTAAGTCCCTCAACATTTGCACGATAAGGCCATCAACCCCGTCATCCGATGCGTCCACCATAATGCTAAATGCTTCGGTGTCTTGCGGCGCATGTCCACGGTGGTTGAATGATGGGCTAAACTCCCACTGCGTGAACCATAACTTGATTGCACGGGAGTGGTTTTCGATGGCCCGGTACACGTCTTTAAAGAATTTCTCACGTTCTTTAACCGAACCGTACACGCGTTCCATGTCCAGATGGTTCTCTGCTTGAGTGGACACCACCAGATAACGGCGCTGGTTTTCGTCCAATGGCAAGGCGTTAAAGTGGTTGGTGAACATCATCTTGCTTGATGTGTTAATCACTTCTTTCGCTTTACGACCTTTCGGCTCCACCATGAATTCATCGTTGGAAATAAACTCTTTTTGGCGTTCGATAGCGCTGTATCGGTCGCCTTTATCGTAGATTTCCTCAATGACTTTCAGGATGTGACCTTCAGCCCAATCAGTGAAGCGACCGTTCATCACGGTATTTGATACGTAGCCGATGTTTACGCGGCCTAGCATTTTAGACATCAATACGCCAAGCGTTGTTTTACCCGAACCGTGCGCACCACGAATAAGTAATGAGTAGTTCATGCGTGATGTTGGGTTACAGATAACGTAGGCCATCCAATCCATGACATAGGTACGCTCTTTCGTGTCAGGGAACAGTACGACGAAGAAGTCTTTGATAATCTCAATGGCTTTTTTGTCCAACTTAGACAAGGTTTCGGCGGGTTCCGGTATCGACTCAGGGTCGAACGTGTTTAACCACATGCGGCCTTGGCGGTCATAGAAATATTCTGGCCCGAGAAGACCTTCTGCCTGTTTCCACTTAGATCCTGGCATGTCGCCATGCATTTCCGGGTAATACATCGCATCCCACACCATCGGAACCTTATTAACCGTTGATGCGTACACAGATGGCTTGAATGACTCATCGTCAAACTTACATTTCTGTGCAAAAGCGGTGTCAAAAGCGCCTTTTGTGATGAGATCTCCGGTCGGTTTGTGGATAAATGCGTCGTTTGACTTGGAAAAAGCGAAGTCTTTTAACCACTCAGGCATCTCACGGGAGCCATAATCGAAGCCTAAATACTCCTTTTTCTCGGCAGCAGTCATGCGAAGACTTTCAAAAATACGGTATTTTTCGGCGGCAACCTTCACTACAGCCTTACGTAACGCGCCAAAAATCTGTGCTTTTCGGAAAGAATCAGCCCAAGAATACCAATCCACCATGTTTTCACACGACATGAACCCTTCTTTGAAGTCTACCGCTGCCGCCGCCGCTTCTTCGTACTCAATATCTTTGACGACTTTGATGATTGAGGCGATTGTGACCAGTGAACCTGACTTGTGGTCAAAACCTTTTTCCCACTTGAGGTCAAATTCAGTTTCGTCGAAGTTGCTGGCCTGTTCCGACCATTCGCGTGCGATGGCATACGCCTCATCTTGGTCACGGCAGGAGATCTGCAGCGCGGCGATCAGGGTAATCCAGTTTTCGTAGTCTTCCGGGTTCGGGTACTTCATGACAAGCTCACGAAGTTCATCGTAAGTGCCATCCCAGCGAGTTATTGTCGCGGTAGCAGCCCAATCATCGTCGTCGGCAGCACCAATTTCTGCTGATTCTTGACCATTGAACGGACGCTTAACGCGAGTCCAACCCTGCAGCTCTGCATATCGGTCGAATTCGGCGGTGATGAGTCGCGCACTATCTAGGCTTAACTCTTCAAGGTCTAAATCCGCGATATTGTTTTCCGGGCTGTCAACGCCAGTCCAGAAATACTCTTTTTTCGTTTCCGGGTGGACGCCGTAGGCCACGAATTGCTGACCATCTGCCAGAATTTCCACGGCATGACGTTGCCCAAAATCATCTTCCCAAACGCCAGATTTAACTTTCGAAAACGGCGTTTCGGCACGGTACAAAAACAGCTTCTTAGGCGCACGCCCGATACGACATGGAGCCAGACCAATGTTTGCCTCAACCCAATTCGACATGTGCTTCACGGCTTTTTCGTCGTAAACGTCAATATCGACCGCAGGGTTGTGTTTGGTCAGAATACCCATGCCATTATTTGTGTAGCGTTTGGCCCAACGTTCGATTTGCTCCTTAGTGTTGACTGTAGTTTCCCAATCTTCACCGATAGGTCGTTTACCAGCACCTTTCTTCTCGGCGTCCGGGGCGTAAATTGGCACAATTGTGTACCCATTACCCCGAAGGATTTCACCGTAACGTTGCCAGAAATTCATTCGCTGACTTCCCCGGTTTGCTCGTTAACTTTCATCCATGCCGGATTTGTCAACCAATGAGGCTTGATACCGACGCCCGGTGCCACTTTGCAGATCGCCTCGGCTACCGTGGCGGATACGTTATTCTGAACGTTCCATAATAGCGTCGGATATTTGATGCCAGCCGCCTCAGCTAAGTCACTCAGACGCCCTTCCTGACTAACTTCTAAGGCCGCAAGGCTCATAAGGTACTTCACTCTAAGCTGGTCAGACGATCTGGCCCACATTGGCAATCGCATTGTTATAACTCCCGTACATGTGCGTGTGTAAACTGGCAAAGTGTATGTCGGGTTGATACGCTTAGTCAAATAATAGATTTATTCCCGGATAAGTGGTCAGCTAGTGCCTGACTTAAAAGGATTTACGGTACCCAAATAAAAATATTTCAAAAAAAGTGGTTGACGGGCAGATCGGCATCGCCCATAATCCATCTCGTCAACACGACAACCTACTTAAACAACCGAACGGAGCAACAAATTATGTCACAAGGTATCTTAGAAACTATCGCGGCTAACCAGACTCGCATCATCACTCTGCTGGAAGGTCTGCAACTGAACGCCCCGGCATCTTCTGACGCTGGCGAAACCGCCACTACCAAAACCACCGCTAAAAAGAACACCAAGGCTAAAGCGGAAGAAAAGGTGAAGCCGACTCATACCAAAGATGAAGTCGTTGCAGCGGTAGTTGCGGTTAAAGACGCTTTCGGCGCTCCGGCAGCTAAAGCCATCACCGGACAATTCGGTCTTGCTAAAATCGCAGAAGCGAAAGAAGACCAGTTCGACGCTATCTTCGACGCATGTCAGGAAAAACTGGCAGAAGCGGATAACGACGCAGGCGAAGAAGAAGAAGTTTAATCGCCTAAACGGTATTGCGGCTCCCTCCGGGGGGCCGTTTTTCTCAGAGGTAGCTATGAAAAAATTTCCTAAATTCAGCGTTATGACGGCGGGCGGAATGATCCCTGTAGTCACTTTTTCTGAATTCAGCCGTAACATCGGCGGTCTTGAGGTTCTTTTCAGAGTTACTTCGCCACTCAGCCCAAGCGTTGGAGCGTTAGTGTTAACCCACGTCGAAACAACGCGGCTAGTCGGTAAGGTGGAGTTTCTAGACATCGCGAAGACACGCGATAGCCTATTCGTAAATAATTATGAAAAGGCCGGGAATAGAGTTTTGAACCGAATATTAAGGGACGTTGGAGATGATAGATTCGTCAAAGCCGTCAAAAGGTACTCGTAAAAGAAGTAAATCCCTGCTAACGCGGGTTATGCGAGAATTCGGATTTGGCAATCACTCCATTTTTGCCCCATCTGGATCGGCAATGTGGTTGGCCTGTTCTGGCAGCTTAATTGCCAATCTGTTCGAAGATGATGAAACGAGTTACGAGGCTGCAGAGGGCACCGTCGCTCACTCCATCGCAGAGCAGTGGTTAAAAACGGACAAACGACCTAACCATCTGGTCGGTACCACGATTAGCCTAACGGAGAATGGCGTTACGCATGACATTTTAGTCACGCGCACAATGCTGGACTACCTGCAGGATTATGTCGACTGGTGCCGATTTGAAGAAGGGGAAATGTTCGTAGAGATAAAGGTTTGGTTCACCGATTTGATGCCCCGGGCCAACCCGGACGCGCCAGACGAAGAACCCGAACCGTTCGTAAGGCAAGGCGGTACGGCGGACAACATCATCATTCGTGATCGCGTCCTGATCATTACCGACTTGAAGTACGGCGCGGGCGTTCAGGTCTTTGCAGAAGGTAATACCCAAGCATTGATTTACGCCTACGGAGCATGGAAAGCGTTTTGTGATGATTACGAGTTTGACCGGATAATCATACGAATCGCGCAGCCCCGGTTTGAACATTTCGACGTTTGGGAAGTTACCATCGACGAACTGCTAGACTTTGCACGATATGTGAAAGAACGAGCAGCCGCAGCATGGCAGATTAAAGCGCCACGCAAAGCGACCTTAAAGGGTTGTCGTTGGTGCCGGGCAGCGCAGGATTGTTCAGCGATTGCCTATCTCATGGAATGTGCGGTCGGCGGCGATACGTACTTTCTGGATCAGGAATTCGGAGAGGACGAGATGAATGAGTTGCGAAGGGCGTTAGCGGAAGAGTATAAGATCCGCAGAGCGCAATTCGGAAACCTGACAACGGTTGAGATGGCAAAAATCCTCCCATACCGTAAAGTCATTGAGAACTGGTTTGCCCGACTTGATTTCGAGTTGGAAAGCCGGGCACTCAAAGGCGAGAAGGTTCCCGGACAGAAGTTGGTGGAGTCCAGAACCAATAGGCAATTTAAAGATGCCGCAGAAGCACGCGAACATCTTTTATTCCTTGGCCTAACGGAAGAAGACATCACGATTTCTAAGATGATTTCCCCGGCGCAGGCCGAAGACATCATCCGTGAGAAAATGGGAGTAAAGCGAGCCAATATTCCCGACTTAATAGCTAGTCAAGTCTTTAAGCCAGACGGAAAGCCTACCTTGGCCCCGCTGACGGATAAGCGTCTACCAATCGACGGCAAATATAACGGTGCCTACGATGACGAAGACGAAGATGACGACGAAGTGTAAACCGATAATCCGAGCAAAACAGTATAACGAGGTAGTTCGATATGGCAGAGAAATTAGTCCCAGCTAAAAAAGTGAAGAACGGTGTCCTGTATAAATCTGGTCACATTAAGGTTTCAAACGTCCGTTGTTCATACCCGCATCTGGATAAGCCGTATGGAGGCGAAGACGGTGGTGAACCGAAGTATTCAATCACCCTGTTAATGCCAAAAGATACTCATGGCGCTATCAAAAAGATCATTGATGAGCAGATTGAGTTGACTAAGAAGAACCACAAGACAGGAGCACTGAAAGTGGCCCCGTCCATGTTGTTCATCAAAGACGGTGATGTCGATTTCCCTGACAAACCAGAATGCGAAGGGATGTGGGTAATTTCTGCGCGTGAAAGCACGCGTCCTGATGTCCTGAACATGGAGCGCGAAGAACTGGAAAGCCCTAACGAGATCGCGGAAGAGATCTACGGTGGTTGTTGGGTTTCTAGCGTTATTCGTCCATGGTCGCAGGAAAATAAATATGGCAAACGAATCAACGCCAACTTACTTTCTGTTCTGAAACGCAAAGACGACGAGCCATTCGGTGAAGGTCGTGTCGACACGTCTGATGCGTATGACGAAGATGAAGACGAGTGGGACGAAGACGAAGTTTAACCATTTAGCCCCCGCAGGGCGCAGTAAACAAAGCCAGCCCGCAAAGCTGGCTTTCTTTTTAGGGGACATAACGTGATTGATTTTATTAACCTCGACTATGAGTCAAAAAGCCGAGTAAACCTAAAGACGCAAGGGCTTGACCGCTACAGCGCCGACCCGTCGACAGGTCTGCTTATGGCGTCATATGCGATAAACGACGGAAAGGTTAAGCACTGTGAGTTGCAACGCGGTCAGAAGTGGCCCGGCGAGTTGCGTGATGCGCTAGAAGACCCGAAGGTCATGAAGTGGGCGTTCAACGCGCAGTTTGAGCGCGTCATGACAGCCCGCGTAGCTAAGATTAAGACTGACTATAATTCGTGGCGATGTACGATGGCCTATGCATACATGTTAGGCTTTTCCGGCGATATGATGTTGGTCGGTAAGACTATTGGACTCCCGGCGCACTTGCTTAAAGACTCCGAAGGTAGTCGCCTTATCCAGAAGTTCTGCAAGCCGCAAAAGGTCACGAAGAACAACCCGATTGAATGGCATACTGACCGAACCGACCCGGAAGACTGGTGGGATTTTTGCGGGTATAACGTGCAGGATACGGTCACGGAAATGGCGATTAAGCACCGCCTTGAGCGATACAAAGTATTGCAATCCGAGTGGGACATGTATGCGCTAGACCAGTACATCAATGATACTGGCGTAAATATCGACATCGACTTTGCGCACGCCGCGCTTGAATTAGCTGAACGTCGAAAGCCGCAGATCATTGAGCAGATGAAAGACCTTACCGGACTTGGAAACCCTAACTCCCCGGCGCAGTTAACCAAGTGGCTAAAAGAACGTGGCTACCCGTTTGATGATTTGCGTTCGGATACGGTGAAGAAGGTCATTCGCGAGTCAGAGGAATTACGCGTTGATAAAGACGTCGTTGAAGTTCTGAAACTCCGCCAGAACAGCGCCAAGTCATCCATTGCTAAATACAAAACCATGCTAGATGCAGCAGGGTTAGACGGGCGTTTCCGTTACTCACTGCAGTTCGCCGGGGCAAGCCGTACTAACCGTTGGGCGGGTCGTCGTATCCAGACTCAAAACCTCCCCCGAACCCCGAAGATGATTGAGAAAGAAGTCGACCTGAAAATCGTCAACAAGATGATCCATAACCGCGACTTGGATGCGTTAGGGTTGTACGTTGGTGAGCCAATGGACGCATTGGTCGGATGTATCCGATCCGCATTTATCCCGACACCGGGCTATAAGTTTGTCGTATCTGACTTGGCATCCATCGAATCCGTTGTCATCGGATGGTTGACGGGCTGCAAATGGTTCCTGAATACGCTGGCGATAGGCCACGACTTGTACCGTTCGTTCGCAGCAGAATGGCTACACATCCCGTATGAAGACACACTTCCGCATCGTTCCAAAGCAAAACCCGCAACACTCGGTGCAGGCTTCCGCTTAGGTGGCGGTGACATCGGTGAAGATGGTAAGAAAACCGGACTATGGGGCTACGCCGAGAACATGGGCGTACACATGACCCGCGAAGAATCGCACGCATCGGTAACGGCGTTCCGCGAACTGTGTCCTGAAATTGTGCAGTCATGGTATGACCTTGAACGCGCTGTATTCAAAGTTATCCGCACTAAAAAGCCCGTTGAGTGGGGATGTTTAGTCATTGAGTACCACAAGCCTTTCCTGACAATCCGCCTGCCGTCCGGTCGCAAGATCTACTACTTCCGCCCACGCATCGTTACCCGCAAGATGAAGAACCGCGAAGGGGAAGAGTATTTCAAAGATAATTTCCAGTACGAAGGGAAAGTGGACGGCACGAATAAGTGGGGCAAGATTTTCAGCCACGGCGGTAAGCTGGTGGAAAACATCGTTCAGGCATTGGCCCGCGATATTCTGGCTGCAGGTCTTAAAGCAGCGCACCGTGCCGGGTTCCGAATCGTCATGCATATCCACGATGAGATCGTTACCGAAGTCAAAGAAGGTGATACCGGGTTGACGTTGGATAAGCTGATGGAGTGCATGAAAGCCGCCCTACCGTGGGCACCGGGTCTACCACTAGGCGCTGCCGGGTGGGAAGGTTACTTTTACCGTAAGGATTAATATGCCAGAAGTCCTAATAAGGGAATCCAAGGTCGAAAAAGAGTCATGTGAGTATGCCATGGCTCTTGGCTGGTGGGTTTCCAAGTACACCGCGCCCGGCAAAAAAGCCGTTCCTGATAGACTGTTTATCCGGGACGGCATTGTCGTTTTCGTGGAATTCAAAAGACCGACTAAAGTCCCGACGCTGCAGCAGGTTTTACGACATAAGCAGATGCGGGAAAAGGGCGCTAACGTATTTTGGGTAGACAACTATGAAGACTTTAAAAAGCTCATTAAGTCCTTTATGTAAGGCAATCGCGGCAAGCCGTCGCAACGTTCAGTTGGAACGCGGTGATATGCATAGCTACCAGAATGAAGGTGTACAGTTCATAAAAGACCATCCATTCTGCGCACTTTTCGTCGACCTTGGGCTAGGTAAGTCCGTTATGTCGGCAACTGCAGCACTTGATTTAATCGTGGAAGATGAGATTAAAAAGGTACTCATCATTGGCCCGTCCCGCGTAATTCAGGCGGGGTGGCCTAACGAATTTAGTGAATGGGGGCACCTATGCTTCTACCACATGCAGGTTATCGCCGGGACAGCGAAAGAACGACTGCGAGCGCTGCAGACGGATTGCCATTTCTACACGGTTAGCCGTGACAACATCGGTTGGCTGGTCGAGCACTACAAGACTAAATGGCCTTTCGACATGGTGATCATTGATGAGTCCAGTAACTTCAAGTCCCACACGTCACAGCGCTTCAAGTTGCTTCGCCGCGTGCGGAAATACATGACGCGATTAGTGGAGTTAACGGCGACCCCGGCAGCAGAAGGTTACATGGGCATCTTCGCGCAGACGTACTTGTTAGACGGCGGCGACAGGTTCGGGCAAGCGATAACGAAATACCAAGAGAACTATTTCATACAGAACCGCTATAACTTCAAATTCAAACTCCGTGACGGTGCGGAAAAAGAGATAACTCGCAAGATTTCTGATATATGTTTAGTTATGAAAGCCGTTGACTACCTCGACATGGGTGAGCCACATTTTATCCGGGTTCCGGTGCCGATGGATCGGGAGACATCCGACCTATACGCGGTGATGGAAGAAGAGAGCGTCATGCAAGTCCTGCCGCCTGACTTTGATGAATATCTGGATGACCCGATAGTCATTGAGGCAGAGCAAGCGGCATCGCTGCAGGCCAAGTTGATGCAGATTGCCAGCGGCTTCGTTTATGACACTAAAATTGTTGGCCTGACTGCCGATGATAAGGTGATTAAGCAGAAAGACTGCTACCGACTGCATGAACTGAAACTGGACGCGCTTGACGAGTTGATGAATAACGAGTTAGCCGATAAGAACGTTCTGATCGCCTATCACTTCCAGTCAACACTTGAGCGCTTCCAATCCCGGTTCCCGAAAGCGGTATTGATGGACAAAGAAGGTAAGTGCATCAAGAAGTGGAATGACGGAAAGATTAAGATGTTGGCAGCTCACCCGCAGTCAGCAGGGTATGGCCTGAACCTTCAAAGGGGTGGTCATGTGATTGTCTACCTAGACCATCCGTGGTCATTGGAACAGTTCTTACAGTTCAACGGTCGCATTCACCGCCAAGGCCAGAAAGAACCTGTACGAATTTACCAACTGTGCGCCACGCTGACGACGCCAAACGGTTCACAGGCGGAAACGGTCGACGATACGGTCATAAAGGCGCTACGGGACAAAGAGGACGTACAGGATGCGTTCTTTGAACTGTTAGAAAGACTACGCGGCAAGTATGCCAAGAAACGTAAAACTAAAAAATCGGTGATATGGGATGACGAAGAAGATTGATGCACCAATTGCGGCAGGAAGACGCCGCTCTAATGCCCCGGACGCAGATACCGAGGCCATGATTTTCCAAGGCTGCAATATCACGCAGATAGCCAAGCTGTTTCGCATGGAGCGCCGGGACATCACGCCGAAGATTATGGATGTGCCGCCGATTGGTGAACGTGGTGGCTATCCGATCTACGCGGTGCATGAGGTGGCCCCGTACTTAGTCAAACCGCTGTACGACGTAGAAACGTATCTGCGTCGTATGAATTTTAAGGATCTGCCGAAAGAGTTGTCGAAAGAGTTTTGGGCGGGCCAACGAGCCAAGCAGGACTTTGACATCAAGGCCGGAAACCTTTGGGAGACAGAAGACATCATTTCCCATTTTGGTGAGGCGGTTAAGATCCTGCGCATGTCACTTCTGCTGATCCCGGATACGCTGGCGCGTCAGGCCGGGCTAACAGAAGCACAACGATCAGCCACACAGTCTGCAATCGACGGCATTCTGAACGACTTAACAGATGCGCTTGTCGACCGATTCAAAGAAGACAAAGAGGCCGATGACGATGAAGTTTAAATCCATCGGGGCGATTCTCTGTAACGTCGCAGAGCAGCTACGCCCCCCAATGCGAATGACCGTGGCAGAGGCCGCGACTAAGTACCGTTATGTGAATCAGCCGGGCGCTTACGTAGGCCCGTGGATGAACAGCACAACGCCGTACATGGTTGACCCGATGAACATGCTCAACAGCCGCGACTATGACAAGATGGCGTTCATTGGCCCGGCACAGTCAGGAAAGACCGATGCGATCATCCTGAATGGCGTGGCGTTCTCGGTTAAAGTCGACCCCATGGACACAATGGTCTTCTGCCCGACAAGCACGGCAGCGCGTGACTTTTCAATGCGACGTGTCGACCGTCTTCACCGACACAGCCCGGAAATTGGCGCGATGTTGATGAAGAACCGCGATGCCGATAACAAGTTTGATAAGCACTACATTTCCGGCATCATCCTGACACTAAGCTACCCGTCTGTAACTGAACTGGCAGGCCGTCCGGTCGGTCGAATCATCATCACCGACTATGACCGAATCGACGACGACATCGGCGGTGACGGTAACGCATTCGACCTCGCATCAAAACGTACAACGACCTTCGGGTCGTTTGCCATGTGTGCGGCAGAATCCTCACCGTCCCGCCCGATTAAAGACCCGCAGTGGATTAGACGATCAGCTCACGAAGCCCCGCCATGCGACGGCATCGTCGGGCTATACAACCGTGGCGACCGCAGACGTTGGAAGTGGCCTTGCCCGGATTGCGGCATGTATTTCGAAGGTGAATTCAAGTACCTGAAATGGGATACCAAGAACCGCGAAACCGGGGAAGACCTGTCAAACCTTGAGAAGTCTGAAACGGTGCGCATGGCCTGTCCGTGCTGTGGCGTTGAGATTTCACCGAACGACAAGTACGAGATGAATTTATGGGGGATGTGGGTACCGGAAGGATGTTCTGTGAATTCCGTTGGGCAATTGACGGGCACCAAGCCGCGTTCTTCGTTCGCATCGTTCTGGCTGAAAGGCACCGCCGCCGCGTTTATATCATGGCAGAAATTGGTACTGAACTATCTGGATGCGACTGACGATTATGAACGTACTATGTCAGAAGAGTCATTGAAAAAGTTCTGGAACAACGACATGGGCGAACCGTATCAACCGAAGTCCATTGAGTCGATGCGTGTCCCGGAACTGCTTAAAGCGCGTGCCGAAAAACTGGCAGAGAAAGAAGTCCCGCCGAACGTGAGATTCTTAGTCGCTACGGTCGACGTCCAGAAATACCGATTCGAAGTTATGGTCATGGGCATCGCGCCCGGCCTGCCGTTTGATACGTACATTATCGACCGCTTCCCGATCACGAAGTCTAAGCGTCTGGATATTGACGGCGATCCTGAAATGCTTCGCCCCGGCTCATACCTAGAAGATTGGGATCTGCTGATTGAGCAGGTGATGGATAAAGAGTATGAACTGTCTGACGGTTCGGGTCGCATGATGCCAATTAAGATGACCGGATGTGACTCAGGGGGTGAAGCCGGGGTAACAGGCAATGCGTATGAGTTTTACCGTAAATTACGCAAGACAGGTGAGAACAAACGGTTCACATTGGTTAAAGGCGACCCGTTAGTAAACCATCCTCGCACGCATGTAGCTTTGCCTGACTCAAACCGCCGAGACAACAAGGCCATCGCACGCGGTGACGTTCCGGTATTGATGATTAACTCAAACATGATGAAAGATGCCCTGAACGGTCGACTGGATGTCGTTGAGCCGGGCAAAGGCATGTACCACATCCCTGATTGGGTGGCAGATTATCTATACTCAGAACTGTGCGTTGAGATCCGTACCGAGAAGGGTTGGGAGAATCCGAACAGTTCACGAAACGAAACGTGGGACTTGAGTTATTATGTTTTAGGGATGTGCGCCAGTGGCAAGGTACTCGCAGTAGAATCTTTCGATTGGGACAACCCGCCATCATGGGCTGCAGATTGGGATGACAACACGCTGATCCGTATGCCAGAAGAAATGAAAAAGTTTGAACCGATCCCGTCGAAAGAATACAGTATGGCTGAATTAGCCGCGATATTAGCCTAGCAACAGGAGCCATAGCGATGACCCCGGAAGAAGAATGCAGAGCACTATACAAAAAGTGGCTAGACGACGCCCTGAACGCCTACCAACAATTACAGATGGGTGGATCAGTCCGCGTGATCGTAGACCAGAACAGTGAACGCGTGGAATACACCGCAGCCAACCGACAAAGTTTGTGGGCGTGGATTCTGCAACTCAAAGCCGCCATTGCGTCAGATGACCCATGCAATGCCATCGGCAAAACGGGCAAACCAGTAGGATTCTTATTCTGATGAAAGACGTCAAGAAAACGACCCGAACCCGGGCAAAGAAAGCCGTCGACGTCGTGGCAGAAACCGCAACGGCTACCCCGATGGCAGTGGGCGGCGGCATGGAAGGAGCCGAGCGTACTACGCGTGAAATGTTCCAATGGAACCCGTCGATTATTTCCCCTGATCAGCAGATTGCGCAGAATCAGGACATGGCGTCGGCCCGTGCTCAGGACATGGTTCAGAACGATGGTTACGCTGCAGGTGTTGTGGCAGTCCATCGTGATAGCATCGTTGGCTCACAGTACAAACTCAACGCCAAGCCAAACACTATCGTACTAGGTGCGCCTGACGGTTGGGGCGAAGAATTTCAGGAAGTGGTTGAGGCGCGTTTCAACATGGCAGCGGAGTCACCGGAAAATTGGTTCGACGCCCGTCGCATGTGTACGTTGACTGGCCTGACCCGATTAGCCGTAAGCGGATTTTTGATGACCGGGGAAGTCCTCGCAACCTGTGAGTGGTTGAACCCGACTGGCACTACAATGCAACGTCGTCCGTTCGGCACCGCCATCCAGATGATTAGCCCGTACCGCATGTCCAACCCGAACAACGTGATGGATACGCCAAACCTGCGTTCTGGTGTTCAGCTAGACAATAACGGCGCAGCGCTAGGTTACTGGTTACGCAAAGCATTCCCGGGCGACCCAACAGACATGGAACAGTGGAAGTGGGGATATGAGCCAGCGCGATTCGATTGGGGACGTCGCCGCGTGATCCACATCATTGAGGCATTGCTGGCGGGCCAGACTCGCGGTATCAGTGAGATGGTTTCCGCGTTGAAGCAGATGAAGATGACGCGCAACTTTCAGGAGATTACCCTACAGAATGCCGTGGTCAATGCGACCTACGCCGCGTCTGTAGAATCTGAATTGCCGTCCGATGTGGTCTTCGGTCAGTTGGGTATGGGCCAAGGCGGATTTAAAGAGATCTTCAACGAATACATGACCGGGTTAGCGAACTACGTTGCGCAGACGAAGAATATCGCGATTGACGGCGCTAAGATCCCACACTTATATCCGGGTACTAAGCTGAAAATGCAGCCAGCCGGAACGCCGGGCGGCGTTGGTACCGACTATGAGCAATCACTGTTACGCAACATCGCCGCGTCTTTGGGTATGTCGTATGAGCAGTTCAGCCGCGACTACACCAAGACAAACTACTCGTCCGCGCGTGCATCCATGGCGGAAACGCAGAAGTACATGGACAGCCGTAAGAAGTTAGTAGCCGACCGATTTGCGTCAGCGATTTATACGTTGTGGTTGGAAGAAGAAGTCAACGCTGGTAATGTTCCGTTGCCACCGGGAAAAAACTGGCGCATGTTCTATGACCCGATGATGCGTGATGCCCTATGTAACGCAGAGTGGATCGGTGCCAGCCGTGGTCAGATTGATGAGAAGAAAGAAACCGAAGCCGCAATCCTGCGAATCAAAAACGGCTTGTCGACTTACGAGGCCGAGATTTCACGCCTTGGCGGTGACTTCCGTGAAGTGTTCAAACAGCGAGCGCGTGAAGAAGGTCTTATCAAAAGCCTCAAACTGGACTTCACAGGCAAGATGGTCGAAGGTAATTCGACTCAAAGCTCAAATAGCTCGGAAAGCACTAGCGACAATCCAAACGAGGAAACCACGCAATGAGTGTCCAAATCAAATCGGCAATCACGTCCGCCCTGAACCGAATGAACGGCAATTTAGTCGCGGTTCGGGAAAACGACGCGACGTTTTTACAGAACATTAGCCAAATGCTCAACTGCAGCGCCGAAGATGACGTTGAGTTAGCAGAAGTGCAGATGCGTAATAGCTTATGCGCGGCCTACGGGATGAGTCCATCGACCTCCAATAAGCCATTCGCATTTTCTGGTGGGTATGCAATTATCCCGATCCATGGCTCCCTGATTAACCGTTACGGCGGTTATTACTACGGATACGTGACGGGGTATAACTTTATCCGCAGCCAACGAAATGCTGCGCTGAATGACCCGGATGTCTTGGGTATCATTTACGACGTAAACTCCGGTGGCGGTGAAGCAGCAGGCTGTTTCGAACTGGCTCAAGAAATGTTCGATACACGCGACGTGAAACCTTCACTGGCGGTTGTCGACTCAAATTGCTATTCTGCTGCATATGCATTGGCAAGTGCGGCGGGTAGCATTGCGTTAACCCCGTCTGGCGGTGCAGGAAGTATCGGTGTTATCTCAATGCACGTCGACATGTCAAAAATGTTAGACGACATCGGAATCAAGATTACACTGATTAAGTCCGGCGACCATAAAGCGGACGGCTCACCATACGAACCACTATCGGACGAAGTTAAAGCCGGGTGGCAGAAAGATGTTGATGCCATGCGAGCCGATTTTGTCAATTTAGTCGCGCAAAATCGTGGGCTTGACGCTAAAGTAGTGCATGATACACAGGCAATGTGCTATAACGCTAACGACGCACTGGCCCTTGGCCTAGTCGATGCAGTAGCGACACCACAACAATCAGTAGCAGCGTTTATCACCGGGGAAACAAACTCGGAATCAACTGGAGCTAACGCCATGACCTATACGCAAGAACAAATGGACGCCGCAGTAAACACCGCGCGTGCCGAAGCGTCCACCGAGGCGACGACTGCAGAGCGCAGCCGCGTTTCTGGAATCCTCGGATGTGAAGCAGCGAAAAACCGCCAGACACAGGCAGCACACTTAGCATTCAAAACTAGCATGTCGGTAGACGATGCAAGTGGCTTGATGTTAGCGTCCGCCGAAGAAGTACCAGTAGCCGCCGCAGCAGCAGCAGCGCCGACTAAGCCGGAAGCAAAAGCTGATCCTAGCCCGTTTAATGCGGCAATGGATGGCGCAAACCACCCTAACGCTGGCGCAGATACCGTTGCGGCAGAACCGGGTTCCGAGCAGGCGCAGACTGATGGTCTGATGGCTGCAATGTCTTCTGTGGCAGGCGCAGACGCGCTTAACGCATAATTCGGGGATCATCCAATGACCATGATTGCACTGATGGCGGCAACTAGCCTGCCAAACTACTTAGCCGGGAACGGCGACTTGGGTACGTGGGAACCTACTCAGATCTTTGCGGGTGAATCTGACATCGTTACAGACGGTGGTACTTGCGGCGCTGCCGTGACTATCTATCAGGTAATCGCGAAAAACGCCGCTGGCGCTATCGTTCCGCATGATCCTACCGCAACTACGGGTTCTGGTGCCGACGAGAAGCCAGCGCCGCAAGCCGTAGCTATCGGCATTGCCGCACAGCCGTCCGAGAATGGTAAGAACATCCCTTACTACATCGGTGGCGTGTTCAACCACGCAGCGCTGACTTGGCATTCTTCTTTGGATACGTTGGCGAAGCGTCAGGCAGTATTTGAACGCACCAACCTCCACGTAACTAACCTGTACTAAGGAGCAGCATAAAATGGCTGGATTATATACTACGTACCAACTGCTGCAGGTACAGCGTAAGTTGAAAACGCTTCCGGCGTTCTTCCTGCAGTGGTTCCCGCGTGCCATTAACTTTGAAGAGGACATGATTGCCTTTGATAAAGTTATTCAGGACGTAACCCGTGTAGCGCCATTCGTGGCACCGAACGTCCAAGGTCGCGTGATCAAGGAAGAAGGTTACTCTACCAAAACGTTCAAACCTGCTTATGTAAAACCTAAGCATGTTATCGATCCTAATATGTTCGTTCCGCGTCAGCCGGGCGAAGCGTTGGGTACTGGCTCCCTGTCAATCGCACAGCGCCGTGACCGCGTAATCGCATTCCTGCTGATGAAGCACCGCGCGATGCACGAAAACACTTGGGAGTGGATGGCAGCACAGGCCGCGCAGTTCGGCTATGTTGACGTACAAGGCCAAGACTACCCGCAAGTGCGTGTTGACTTCGGTCGTGACGCCGCGCTGACTATCACTACTGATTGGTCGGCAAGCGGTGTAACCCTGATGGATATGATTCAAGACCTCCGTGACGGTCAGCGTCTGGTGTCGGATAAGTCTCTGTCTGGTACCGTGATCCGTGACTACATCTTCGGCGGTGACGCATGGGATCAGTTCGTCAAAGTTGGTGGCAAAGACCTGTGGGGCAAAGATGGTCTGATGGATTCGACGATCCGTGGGTCTGATACCAACGTCACCCGCTTGTGGGATGATGTGGAAGGTGTTCAGTTCATGGGCGAATTAGTCGGAGCCAATGGCGCAGGTCGTATGCGTATTTGGGTGAATACTCAGAAGTACCGCGATGCGAACAACCAAGAGCAATACCTGATGAAGCAGAAAGCTGTTATGGGTATTTCTCAGGCCATCGAAGGGGTACGTTGCTTTGGTGCGATTCTGGATAAGGCCGCAGGCTATCAAGCGCTTGAATACTTCCCTAAAATGTGGGATGAAGAAGACCCAAGCGTTGAGTACCTGATGTCGCAGGGGGCACCACTGATGGTTCCTGCTGATCCTAACGCGTCCTTCCTGTTAACCGTGCTGGCATAATAGCCCGCTAAATTGAAACCGCGACCTGCCCGTTATGGGTGGGTCGAATTGGAGAAGTGATTATGCCAAAACGTAAAGTTATTCAGACCGTTATCCTGTACCGCAACGGCGAGCGTGTTAAGCCAGCAATCGGTTCTATCTTTGACTTCACCGCAGACGAAGTTAAACAGCTAGGCGAGATTGCACCGGAAGCGCTGGCCCGCCCGATCATGGAAGTGGACGTGGAAAACCTTGAAGCCCAAAAGAAAGCAGAAGCCGCTAAAGAAGAAGCGCCAGCCAAGGTAGAGGATAAAGCTACCAAAGGCGGCAAATCTACCAAAGGCAATGCTGCAGACGATGAAGTCTAATTATGGCTTCTAACTTCGCGGCAGCAAAAGCGAAGATGCGGAGGGACGTTCACGCGTCCCTTTCCGTTTCTGCCCGCTATGAGAGTTATTCGCTGGATGTCGTAGTTGATGACATTTCCGTTCGCTGGCACAACAAGATTGCCGTTCTCGGTGACTTAGAGAATGGCGGATATGCAAATGTGATCGAGGGCATTGAGCGCATCATTTTCGACCGTGCAGAACTGTTAGCCAAGAATGTCATGCTGGATGAAGGTGACGTGATTGTCATAACAGCCGAAGGGTTCGAAAATGCCCGTTTGGTACTAAAGACACAAGAGCCAATTGTTGGCCCGGTTGAAGTGGTCTGGCAGGTAGCAAGGGGGTAAAGATGCCCATTAACATCGTATCTATCGGCGGTGCGGAGTTGTCCGAGTACATCCAACAAGTCCCTACCATCGCAAAACAATCAATCCGCTTGGCGATAAACAGTGTAGCCTCCGGCAAGGGTATGACCCTTCTCAAGAAGTCAATGTTAGACGAGGTGGCTTTCCCCACTGGATACCTTAACGGCGACCGCCTAAAGCTAACTCAACGCGCCACCCCCTCAAACCTTGAAGCAGTTATCACAGGCCGTAAGCGTGCCACCAGCCTTGCTCGTTTCGTTACGGGTGGCAAGATGGTAGCGAACAGCAAACGGTCGGGCGGCGTACAGGTTCGGGTGAGTAAAGGCAAGACCACCTACCTGAAAAACGCATTTCTAGTGAGACTGAACAAAGGTGCGAGCCTGACCGAAGATAACTACAACCTTGGCCTAGCGGTACGGTTATCGTCAGGGGAATCGTTATCCAATAAGCGGACTCAGCATAAGTCATGGCTGGTACCGGGTAAGGTAGCACTGCTTTACGGGCCATCCGTAGATCAGGTGTTTGCCACGGTTTCGGATGAACAGGCACCGAAGTTAGGGGATATGATTGCGGCTGAATTCCACCGTAACTTTGAAAGGTTATCCAAATGAGCAATAGGCTAGATATTCTGAAAAAATTGACAGCGCATCTGGAAGGTATCACTATCACCAACGGTTATGCTCACGACCTAGCCGGGAAAGTCTTTCGGGGACGCGAGCGATTCGGGGAAAACTTCACTAGCCGTCTACCGTTTCTATCCATACTGGAAGCGAAAGCAACGGACTATGGAAACTTCGCGGATGAAGAACAGGTAGTGCGCCAAGATGATTGGGTACTGCTTGTACAGGGTTGGGTCAATGACGACCCGCGCAACCCCACCGACCCGGCGTATGAATTAGTGGCAGATGTAGAAAAGCGATTAGCGATGATCATTGAGCGCGACGCCCGGGGCATTGACCCTAAGTATCCCGGGGTCTACCTATTAGGCGGGATGATTGCTAAACTCACGGTAGCACAACCGGTTGTGCGACCACCAGAAGACGCCCTTTCGGATAAAGCGTTCTTCTTCCTGCCGATTCGGGTGGGGCTAAAAGTCGACTTGAGAAACCCTTAACAGGAGAAAGTACAATGCCAGATTATGATAACAACTACGTCGTTGGTCGCGGGAAGGTCTACTTTGACCGCTTCAAAGACGGTAGCAACACCAAGACTGGTGAGATGTATTTCGGTAACACCCCGGAATTCACGATCAGCACCGACTCAGAAACGCTAGACCACTACTCTTCTGATCACGGTATGCGTGTGATGGATGCCTCAGTATTACTGGAAGCGTCACAGGGCGGTACTTTCACTACCGATAACATCAACGCAGATAACTTAGCACTGTGGTTCTTGGGTGACGTGGATACAACCGCGCAGACTCAGGTTACAGACGCTAAAGAGATTTTCAATCCGGTGATGCGCGGTCGTTACTACCAGCTAGGTGAAAGCCCGTCCAACCCAACTGGCGTGCGCGGCATTGATAATTTCCAAATGGTCAAGGCTGATGCATCGGTATCTATCTCAGTAGGTTCGGGCGACATCACGACAATCGTAGGTGCGACCGAAGTCCCGGCAGCAGGGAACTACGATATTGACTTAGAAACAGGTCGTGTCTATATCGAACCAGACTCAACCCTGTTAGCAGGCAACGTGCAGATCGCCGTTCAGTATGACATCGCCGCACAGAGCCGTACTTTGGTTATTGGCAAGTCCAACATGGTTTATGGCGCACTGCGCATGATTTCTGATAACCCGGTTGGCCTGAACAAAAACTACTACTTCCCTAAAGTGTCATTAGCGCCAGATGGTGACTATGCGCTGAAAGGTGATGACTGGCAGGTAATGTCGTTCACGTATAAAGCGATGCAGTTGAGCAACAGCACGCAGCGCGTATACATCGACATCGTTAAGCCGACTGGAACGATTGACCCGACCACCCAACGCTCTATCACCATTTCGCCAGCCTCAACGTCTGGTACCGTGGCTGACGGCATTGACGTGACGGCTACTGTCCGCGACGGCAACGGCGACATCGTGAATGGCGAGCAGGTAACGTTCACCGCGACTAACAGCGCGACCTTGACACCAGCAAGCGCCGCAACGACAGGTGCAGGCCAAGCCAAGACTAAGGTCAAACTGGCTGCAGCGGGTTCGACCGTAGTAACCGCCACAATCGCAGGCAATAAGTCTGCCTCAACGGGTACCCTGACTATCACTGCATAATCGGGTATCAAGTTGTACCGGAAAGCGCCTACGGGCGCTTTTCTTTTATGCGTTGTCTAAAGCTGTGCTACATTAACGACGGATTAGCGCAAAGGAGATCCGTCATGTCATTAGCAAACTTCAAACCCGAAGTAGAAGAAATTAAGTACAAAGGCCAGACCGTATTCACAGTTCGCGGCCTATCATTCTTTGATATTTCAAAAATCGTCCGCGTGCATTATCACGATCTGGATAGCCTATTCGACCTGTATGAGAATACAGCCGGGCAGGACTTCACCGCCATCGCAACTGGCAAATTTGCCGTGAACCTAATCAACGATGCCCCGGGTATCATTTCACATATCATCGCGCTTGCCGCCGATGAAGAAGACCAACTGGAAACCGTTCAGAAGTTAGGGATCATGACGCAGTATGAGGCGTTGGTCGCTATCGGTCGTCTTACCTTCTCGGACGTTGAAGAAGTAAAAAAGATGGTCGCTCAGGTGGTGGGGCTAGTGAAGAAAGTCAAGGCGGAAGACCAGACGTCCGCAGCAAACGCGAAGTAGTTCTCGACTTCCATAATCAACTTCGCGCCAGTGTGTCCTTCCTCCTATCGGAAGGGCACTCGTCTGCTGGGCACTACCCGCTAGGTTATTTATGGAGTGAAGTAAAAATCGCTCGTCGCCGGGTGAACGCCAGTCACGTTACACAAAGCCTACTGATGCAGGCGTGTATCGGGGCAGTCATGAACGGTAAGAAGGGCGGGCCAGAATATAAGAAATTGATTAAGGGGTTACAAGATGGCTAACAGTAAAGACGTTGAGTTACGAATCCGGGCTAGGGATTACAGCCAGAAGCCGCTTAAAGCCGTGTCGAAAGCCATCAATGAAATGGCCCGGGCGCAGGAAGAACAGCGTAAGGCGGCGGAGCGCGGAGAAGTCTCAACGCGTGATCTGGAAGCCTCGTATAAGAAATTAGAATCAGCCGGGCAGCAGTTGCTTAAACTCAACTCGCTGATTGAGGTGTTCAAACGCCAAAATCTAGCAATGTCCGAAGCGACCACCAAGACCGAGGCATTACGCGCCAAGCAGAAAGAATTGCAGTCCGCGTATGACTCGGCATCCACCGTTACCAAGAAACAGGAAACGGCGCTCGCCAGAATTAACCGTCAAGTCGAAGCCGCGACTAAAGCCGAGGCTACACGCGCAGCAACCCTAGCCCGAACCACAAAAGAGATGGAACGCTACGGCATTGAGACAACCAAGATTGGTCAGGCTCAAAGCGGTATCGTTAACAGCGTTTCTCAGGTCAATAAGGTTCTGCAGCGTCAGGATGAGATTATCGCTACGGCAGGTGCGGCAGCGGCACAGTCTAAAATCATCAACGGACTGCAGCAGCAAGCCAACCAAGCCATTGCGACGGCGAAGGGGTACCAAACGTTAGGCCGCGTCGTTCAGACGACCACGGGGCAGCTAGGGCCGTTGGGTAAGCAGATTCAGCAGATCGTCAGCCCGGCAGAAGCCGCGCGGTCTACCTGTCTGGATTAGAGAAGCAGGTATCCGGCGTATCGTCACAACTGAACCGTTCTGGTCAGGCCATTGACGGTGCCGCGCAAAAACTGCGAATGCTTAACGAGGCTAACAAAACCGTAACGGCATTAGCACAACAGATTGACATGTACCGTCAGCAGATGACAGTATTGCGCGGTGCCCGCACTGAATACCGAAATGCCCGTCAGGATGTGATTAATCTTGCGCAGCAGATGCGAACAGCAACGACAGACACCGGGGCACTCGGTATTCAGATGCAGGCCGCACAGCAGCGTTTAAGCGCCGCAGCCGCAGCACTCCGCAACACAGGCAACTCCGCTCGATCCGTACAGGCCGCACTCCGCTCCGCAGGCGTGGACACGCGATACCTGACCGACGCGGAAATGCGCCTAATCGCGACAAGCCAGCAATCATCTACCGCCGTTAACGTCCTGACAGAAGCCTTGAAACGAAACGCAGGTGCAGCCCGTGATGGCGGCAAAGCGTTTTCCTTCTTCGCGGATAATGGGCGTACAACCCTGTCTGCCGTTCAGCGTTTAAAAGGTGAAGTCCTTGCACTGACAACCACGTATATCGGTTTTCAGGGGGCAATCAACTTAGCGGGTGGTGCGGTAGAAGCCTATAAGATGCGTCAACAGGCCATGGTGAAAATCGCTACGGTCGTGGGCAACAGCCAAGCCAACATCAACAAAGAATGGGAATACATGATCGGCTTGTCTAACAAGCTCGGTATTGACCTGACTACGTTATCTTCGTCTTACACGAAATTTGCGGTAGCCGCTAAGTCCGTTGGGATGTCATTGCAGGATACAAAGTTTATCTTCGAAAGTATCGCGAAGACAGGCCGTGTATTCCACTTATCACAAGATGACATGGAAGGTGTGTTTAAAGCACTGGAACAGATGTTGTCTAAAGGTCAGGTCTACGCCGAAGAATTGCGTGGTCAGTTGGGTGAACGTCTACCGGGCGCATTCGCTATGTTCGCGAAGGGCATGGACATGACGACCCAAGAACTGATTAAGGCGATGGAAAACGGGGAGATCTCAGGCGAAGCGGTTATCAACTTTGCCCGCGAACAAGGTAAATCAATTGACGCGCAGTTAGCTACGGCGACGAAAGGTGTTGACGCCATGGAAGCGCGTTCCCGTAACGCCATGACCATGTTCAAACTTGCGCTGGCGGACTCAGGGTTTATCGAAGCCTACGTTCAAATGCTCAACAAGATCACCGAATTCCTAAGCAGCAGCGATGGCAAACAGGCCGCGCAGCAATTAGGCGAGGCGTTCTCTAAAGTAGCCGATGCGGTTATTTGGTTGGTCGATAATCTGGATGGCCTGATTACGGTACTCAGCATCTTTGCCGGGTTGAAAGTGGTCGGCTTCCTCGTCGGCATCTGGCAAAACTTGGTCAAGCTAATCCCGCTCATCAATCAGTTTGCAAAAGTGGGCAACGGCATTATCGGTGTCATGGAAACGTGGGCAGCACGAATGATTGCGGCACGCGGGGCTATCGGTCTTCTCGGTGTGGCGCTGCAGGGGCTAACTCGCCTCATCCCGATCCTTGGGTGGGCACTGCTGGCCTATGACATCGGCGCAATCATGTACGAGCAGTCACAGACGTTCCGTGAGGGCGTTAACGCTGTGGTTCGGGACTTCCAACATCTAGGTAATCAGGTACTAGCAATTGCGAAGACCATGCCGACCGCGCTGTATGATTTGGTCGTGTCTATCGTGCGCCCAATCACCACGATGTTCAGCTCAACGACCAAGATGATTATCGGTTGGATTGCTGACGTTCTGCGTCTGATCCCGGGCGTCGGTGAAGGGCTGGCTGATTGGGCAACGTCCATCGGTGATGACCTGACCAAAGAACAGCGCAGCTTCATGGAGTCGACGGGCCAGCTATGGGATGACGTCAATAAGAAGTGGGTCAAACTTAACGACGATATGGTCGCTAAGAACGCGGACGCTACAGCCATCATCAAAGGCAAAGTGGCGGATATGGTTTCCGACATTAAGGCCATCACCAAAGACGGCTTTGAGTTTACCGCCGACCCGGAAACAGGCGTTACCAAACGTCAGCGTGAGATTAAAGGGCTGACCAAAGAACTAGGCAAGATGGAAGAGGCCGCGAAGAAAGCCGACGTCGCAGCCCGTAAAGCCGAGCAGCGTAAAAACCTGCCGGGCCGATTGAAGATTATTGATGAGGAATTTGCGCCTCAGTACGCCCGTGCTAAGTCGATTGGGGGTAGCGAAGGTGATGCCATGACTAAACGTCTGGACGCCATCGTAGCGGCTCGCAAGAAAAGCAGAGAGCACACTGTTTGCATCACAGCAGAAAACGACTAGCGGCATCAAGGGGCAAGAGAACGCCCTGCAAGCGCTGATTAACAAGTACAAAGAGTTGGACGCGGCGGTAGGGGTCAAAGAAGCGAAGCAAGATCCTAACGCGAGTTTTGATGACCGATTGGCGGCGAAACTGCAGGCAGTGAATGTCCAGTATGACGCGCTGATCGCTAAGGCTGATAAACTCGGTGGCAAGACTGGCACTAAACTTGGTGAGGACTTCGAAGCGCTCCGCAAGCGTAACTTGGAATACGCAACCACGCAGGCCAAACTTGAAGAACTGAAACGCATTGAGGATCAACTCACAGCGCAGCAGAACACCAAGAAAAACCTACTGGATGAAATTAACGCGAAACGTCAAGCCGGGGTTATCTCAGAGAATGACGCCGTAGCACAGACCATCGCGCTGTACGGGCAGATGAATACGTCAATTGCTTCGTCGGCTATGCAGCTTGAGGCGTTTGCCACCAAAGTGAAAGACACCATGTCGCCGGAAGAGTACAGCCGGATCATGGCGTCTATCGCGTCAATTAACGCCGGGCTGGTGGATTTGACCGGGACGTTTACGACCATGGACACCACCGTCGTACAGGGCGTTCTTGACGGTATGTCTACCGCGCTATCTACCATCACGTCTGAACTGGTAAACGTGGTAGCAGGTACGCAGAGTTTAGGCGGTGCGTTGCAGCAGGCAGGCGTGGCAGTGGCCCGATTCTTTGCTGACTTCTTGCAGAAGATTGCCATGGCGATTTTGCAGCAATTGGCGTTGAACGCGTTAGCCGGGATGGGTGGTGGTATCGGCGGTGCCGCGTCAGCAATGGGTGGTGTAGCCGCGAAGCATAACGGCGGGATCGTTGGCAGCAAGTCAACGGGCGGGATGCAGACACGTAGCTCTACTAGCCCGTCCCTGTTTGTCGGCGCACCGCGATTCCATGACGGCGGTCTGCCGGGCTTGAAGTCAGATGAGGTGCCGACCATCTTGCAGAAAGGTGAACAGGTGTTGTCCAAGAATGACCCGAACAACATCCTGAACCAGTCGAAAGGTGGTACCAGCACACAGCAGCAACAAGCCATGCGTTTCGTTTTAGTTGACGACCGCACAAAAGTGCCCGAGGCTATGAATACCCCGGAGGGCGAAACCGCTGTTATGCAGATCTTGCAGCGTAACGTCTTAACGCTCAAAAACTTGGTAGGATAAAATGGCGCTTACAGGTTTAAGACCAGCACGCGAAACTAATACGCTCGGTAATGCGCCGAGCCATTACGCCACGCTTAACGGGGCATATGACCTGTTCGTTCAGGACTCGTATGCCAATGGCGGCGTGAACCAGACGTACTACATGGCGAAGTGGTTCAAACTCAAAGCGGGTACGTACCACGTCCGCGCCATTGCTGACGATTCCGGCTCGCTGTCCGTAGATAAAAACATCGTGTTTAGCGGATCTCACGGCGCGACGTGGACTGACCCGATTGAAGGGGACTTCACCGTCGAGCAAAATGGCGTGTACCGGTTCGACTGCATCTATAAAAACGTCCCGGAGAATACCCCGGCGTTCATGTGTTATGAGATAACACTGGATGGCGAGGTCTATGAGGTTTCCCGCGCCAACGATTATATTGCCGACCTAGTACCGATCCCGGACAGCGCACTTGGGCCAAAGCCACCGTACTCAGATGACGCCCGCCTGACCTACCCGGTGTTCCTGCCGTTGCCCAATTGGAAAGATGGTGTGACCGAGCGCATCGAATGGCAGACCGACGTTTTAGTTTCGGAAACGGGGGCAGAACAGCGCCGCCCGATCCGCCTACATCCACGCCGTTCGTTTGAGGGTTCTTTCCTGCGCTGGGAGGAAAACCGCACGATACTGGATACGACCGTCGCGGGTATCGGCAGCGCACCATTGCTGTTACCGCTGTGGCACGATATGACTGCGACCGAGAATGACGCCTCAGCCGGGGCAGTAGACATCTTCGGGCAATTTCTGGTTAAGGATTTCAACGTTGGTGACGTCGTACTGTTCCGCCGTGATCTGCGATGGGATTACGAGGTTAACATTATTGCAGGGCTAGACGTGGACGCAGGCCATATGACGTTGCAGTTTGGCCTACAGACCGATACACCGAAAGGCACTCGACTCTATCCGGTGCGAGTTGCGCAGATCCGTGATGATATGTCTGGCACGCAGCTAACCGATTCGGTGGCGCAACTTCAACTGCGCTTCTACTGCCTTGAGAACTATTCACTACCGCCGTCGTGGTCAAACATGCCGACTTACACCCGAACCGGGCTGCATATTTTACGACTGCCGGAAGACTGGACGTCAGGGAATGAGATTACGTCATCGCGCCTGACATTCAGCTACGATAACCAATCTGGCCCGGTCGTCTTGGTAGACCCCGGCAACCAGAACTATGCGAGCGTGAAGAAGCAGTACACGATTACCGGACGTACCAACGACCGCCAATTCCGCCAGATCTTGTTTGCGCTGAAAGGCCGCACCAAGACTTTCCACCTACCGCTTGATACTAATGACTTCATCCTAACCCGCGATATTAATCCGGCAGATGGGGCGCTCATCGTTCGCAGATGCGGTTACACTCAGTACGTCGGTGGCACGCAGGAAACGAAACGCGACATCCTGATTGAACTGTACGATGGTACTATCATCCCGACCACCATCATTTCAAGTCGAACCGTTCAGGAAGAAGAGTGGTTATTTTTGTCGCAATCTGTACCTGCAACGTCCAGAAACAACGTCCGTCGCATCGGATATATGCCAATTTCGCGATTAGATGTTGACGGAATCGAAATAAAACGTTTGACTGACTCGGCGGGCGTAAGTCAAGTTTCCCTAACCTACAAAGCATTCGACGATAGGAGGGAGGCGCAGCCCGTCCCATTACCATAAGAGGGGCGTATGAGCTACAACATTCAGGAAACATCCAACGACAATGGACAGCCGATTTACTTGTATGAGTTTCGGCTGTTAGATAAATACTGGCGCTATACGTCCGCAGACGCTAAAGTAAGCCTGCTGGGGAGCGTTTGGGAACCGATAGGGATGTCCGACGACGGGATTAAACAGACGGGCGAGGCAAAGACGGATGCGCTAAATCTAACTATGCCAACCTCGACTGCCTTAGTCGGACTCTTTATCGGAACCCCGCCCGGCGCACCAGTATTCCTCACATGCCGCCGCTACCATGAAGTCGATAACGACCCAATCGTCTGCTACGTGGGCCAAGTTACAACCATCAATCTATCTACCCCGATGACCGCCATCGTGACGTGTGCGACCCTATCTGCGACCCTTGAGCGCAATGGCCTGCGTCTGGCGTGGAGCCGTGGCTGTCCGCACGCGCTTTACGATGGACAATGCCGCGTAGACAAAGCCCGCTTCCTCGTAAATGCTACAGTTAAAACGGTTGGTGCCGGGACTGTTAAGTCGGATGCCTACAAAGCGTTCCCGGATGCCTACTTCGCGGGTGGGTACATTGAGTGGATTGACCCGATGTACGGAACAGAACGCCGTGGGATTGAATCTCATACAGGTGATACTATTGAGATCTTCGGTACCGTTGACGGTTTAGCCGGGGGCTACATCCTGAAAACCTATCCGGGCTGTGCGCGTACTACTGCAGCATGTGATACCAAGTTTAACAATCTAGACAACTACGGCGGTGTTCCATCGCTGCCAGACCGCTCGCCGTTCGACGGCAATCCATTATTCTAAGGAGAACTAAATATGTGGTGGGCACTAGCAATGCTTGTGGCGTCCGTGCTGATCAACGTAGCACTCGCGCCGAAAAGCACATCGAATGATCCGAAAGCCGCGACTATTGATGACTTCGACATCCCGCAAGTTAAAGAAGGGACGCCGCAGTCCGTAGTATTCGGGGAGGTCTGGTCATCTGACTGGCAAGTATTAGGGTTCGGAAACTTCCGCACCAAGGCTGTTAAAGCGAAACAGGCGAAAAAATAATGAGCACACAAGACGACTCAGAGCCAAGAATCCACATGCGGCACGCCCGGCAGTTGGGTTATTGCACTCGCGGATCAGAACGGTTATCCGAGCGGTTCGGGATGACGTTCGAAGAATTTCTAGAAAAAGGGTACCCGGTATCGGAAGCCGAGAAGTCAAACAACCCGCTACTGCGCAAGGCCGCAATGTTAGCGCGAGCGGAATGGGAAGAGGCACATGGGAATGGGAAGTAAGGCTAAAAAGATTACGGTGGGTTTCAAGTATTACATGGGCCTGTTCATGGGGTTATCCCGTGGGCCAGTCAATGAGATTACTGAAATTCGTGTAGGCGACCGAACCGCATGGACAGGTTCAGTTAAGACGTCGCAGACAATCAACATCAACAAGCCAGAACTATTCGGGGGCACGAAAGCCGAAGGTGGGGTAGAAGGGCCACTTGAGATTTACATGGGGGAGGCTAACCAGACGATCAGTCAGGCATTGCGCAACATGCTCGGCGGTCGACAGCCTCAATTCCGTGGTGTGGTCACAATGTTCTTTGATGGCCTAGTCTGCGCGATGAGTCCATATCCGAAAGCATGGAAATTCAAGACGCGCCGCTCTACTGCCGGGTGGGAAGGTGGTGTGTGGTATGCGGCAAAGTGCCTAATTAAGATGACCGGGTACGACGCGGCAGGCAAAGAGTTTGAGATCCACGCGATGAACCCGGTACACATCATCTACGAATGTCAGTCAAATGTTGCGTGGGGTCGTGGCCTAGACCGTTCTCAGATTGATGACGTGTCATTCCGTAAAGCCGCAGACCAGTGTTACGAAGAAGGCTTTGGCCTTTGTATGCGATGGACACGTCAGGATACGTTGCAAGCGTTCATGCAGCTAATCCTTGACCATGTAGGCGGCGTGCTATCGGTCAGCAAGCAGACGGGTAAACTGACTATCCGCCTGATCCGTGATGACTATGACTCAGACAACTTGCCGATTTTCGATATGGATTCTGGCCTGCTGTCCATTGAGGAAGCGACTAACGCCTCGCCTGCAGATTTCGTTAACGAGGTCATCGTCACCTACCACAACCCGATTATGGATGAGGATCAGCAAGTCCGCTGCCACAACCTAGCGCAAATCCAGAATCAGGGATGTCTCAACAGTAACACCGTGGACTACAAAGGTGTGCCGACTGGTAAGCTGGCGATGATACTGGCGCAACGCGACCTACGTGTTTCGTCAACTAACGTCCGCCGTTTTACCATCACTTGCGACCGCCGCGCATGGAGCATTGAGCCGGGAGCCGTGTTCAAACTGCGTGACCCGAAACAACGTGGCCTGACCGAAGTTATCGTGCGCGTTGGTACGGTAGAAGATGGCACGCTGCCTGACGGTAAGATTAAGATTGTCGCCGTACAGGATCAGTTCGCGTTCCGCCTGAATACCTTCAACCAAGTTGAGCCGCCGTCCGGTTATGAGCCTGACTTGTCGCCCGCGATTGCCCGCCGCATCGTGTATGAAATGCCATACGTCGATCTGGTGCAGCAATTACCGGAAGCAGACCTGAATACCGTGGCAGCGACCGACGCGTTCATCAACTCCCAAGCAGAGAAGCCGACAGCGATGTCCGCCGCGTTTGACATGGGCATCAAGGCCGAGGGTGAATCATCATACGACGTTCGCGGGAATGGTGACTTTGGTTCATTGGGCGCGTTACAGGCCGACGTCGATTATCTGGACACACAGTTTAGACTCGGTGAGTTGTCACTGTGGGAAGACGTGGTTGTCGGCGCTGCAGCACGTATCAGTAAACCTGTCCTGCCGGGCCAGACAACGCAGATGGAAATTGCCGAAGAGTTTGTGCGTATCGACGCAATCAGCGGTGGCATCATCACGGTAGCACGCGGTGTTATGGATACTATTCCGCAACGCCACCAGAAAGGTGAACTGCTTTGGGTTACATCAATGGACGGTGGTACCGACTGGCAGCGCTACGCGGGTAACGAGAAAGTCGACATCAAGATCCTGCCGTGGACGCTAGGTGGTGGTCGCTATCCAATTGAAGACGCCCCGGTAGACCACATCGACTTCAACTTCCGCCAGATTCGACCATATCCACCGGGCAACGTTCAGTGGGAATTGGCATCCAATCCGGGTCAGAAGTTCTACTGGTACAATCCGTCAGCCTTGACTTACACCGCAGCAGCGGGGAGAAACGCCAGACAGCTACACCCTGACGTGGGCACACCGCGACCGCAAATTACAGGCCGACAAGTTAATCGACTTCCATGACGGCGACCTTGGCCCTGAACCGGGTACAACGTATCTGATCCGCGTTTATTCGCCAGATGGTTCGATTGTGCGAACGGAGTCGGGCATTACGGGCACAACGTGGGTTTACCCATACGCAACTGCCGCTAACGATTTAAACGTTGAGGCGGGCACCGTAGACCCGGTATTAGCGACTGTTCGTTTGGTGTCCACTCGTAACAACCGAGAATGCTGGGAATACTACGAGACTAAGATTAGCGTTTATAAAAAGCCGCCGCAGTTCGCATACCTCGCGAGTTTCATGCAGCAAGCCGCTCAACCGTTCAACCCTGAAACGGCGGGTGAGCCTGACTATGAACCGGATGGTGGCGCGTCTATGGCAAACTTAATGCAGCAGGTCACGCAGATCTCTTCGTTCCCGGAAGCAGACAGCATGGCTGGGCCGAACATCGCCCTACTGCCGCACCAAGTAACGCAAGAATCGTCAGTCATCGTGCCGCTAGATACACTGCTGTACGAAGCGCCGTATATCGACCTGTACCGGAATGGGAACGACCTGACCCACTCGCAGGTATTGTCATTCGTTGCTCGCTCATCTGACCGAACCGTAGACAGTTACACCCTGTTCACGAAGCACGAAGCCGATACGGATTACACGTCAGCAGGCGTTCAACCGTGGACACCGTGGGGCATGTCAACTGCCGGGCTAGGTTTCTTTAACGACGAGATCACCGTGGGCAACACGTCAGACAAAGACGGCGTGCCAATCGCGGCGGCAGGCGTTAACGACCTGATTCTGATTGACGATGAGATCATGGTCATCACAGCGGTCAACGGTAAAACCTTTAAAGTCGGTCGCGGTGTTGCCGATACAATCCCTGCGCAGCATTACAGCAAACGTCCAGTCTGGTTATTCACTGCCGGGCGCGGATATTCGCCAATGCAATTCGGTGACAAAGAAAAAGCGATGGTCATCGTTCGCCCTGATACTTACGGCACCGATATTCCATTAAGCAAGATGTATCCGCTGCAGTTGCAAATGCAATACCGTCCACGTCGTCCATACCCACCGGGACTGATGATGATTGGCGGTGGCGCATGGTTTACTCAGGCATCGGCACTAGGTGATGACTTCGACCCGTACAAGAACCTGACCGGGAAGAACGTGTCAGTCACTTGGGCGCACCGTAACCGCATTACTCAGGCTGGGACAGCGCGTGACCACTTCACGGTTGGTATTGAGCCGGAGCCGGGCGTCAAGTATCGTGTGCGTATCGGTTATGCGTATGCATCGGCAGCACCGGGCGGCGGATTCAGCTTGATCCGTGAGTTTGAAACGGAAGACGCGGGATTCATCTACCTGAAAGAGTGGGCGGAATCAGATGGCAAACAAGCCGGATATGCGCAAAACTCCCAAGGGTGGGCAACGGTTAACATCACGGTCAACGCCGTTCGTGACGGACTGATTAACTGGCAAGGCTACACAATGACGGTTAGCTGTCCATCCATTCCACTGACGGCGGGTAATAAGCCGGGTGGAGGTACCGGGCCATGGAATCCGGGAGGAGGCGGGAACACAGGTGGTACGACACCACCAGTTGAACCGCCAGACCGTCCAGACCCGGAAAACCCGGGCGGCGGAGGTGGTACGACTGACCCAACTGACCCGGATGAGCCGCCACCAGTTACACCGCCAGTTGACCCGGAAGACCCGGATACGAAACCACCGGAGCCACCAGAACCACCGATTGACCCAACGAACGTACCGGGTTGGTCATTAAGTTGGGATCACGGTTGGGCGCTACGACTGCCAGACCAACGTTACGTACCAGATGAGGAATAAGACCAATGCCTAAAAAGTTAGCCCCGAATCAGGGGCTACCTTATGGCTGGATCAGGGGAGAAGATTATTGGGGCGGGCCTATGTCCGACTCCCAAATTTTCCTAGATACCATGCTATTTCCGGTAGTCCAATCACTAACGTTTTCCGCGCCCCCGCCGAACGTTTTAGAAGGTCAGCAGTATATCGTTGCTGCAAACCCTACAGGCGCGTGGGCTAACCATGCGGGTGAGTATGCGGTTTACGTTGAGAACACATGGCGTTTCTTCGCGCCGAAACCGTACTGGCGTGCTTACGCCGTATCGTATGGCAAGTTTGTGTATTATGACCCGGTTAGTAAGACGTGGCTGTTTGAGGAATCGGGCGACGACCCGGTTAATCCTGATCCAGACCCGACCGTTAAACCGAAGTTCTATGACATCGGGGTTACGGTATCTGACACCATGTACTCAAACGAACCTATCGTACACCTCCCGATCCTTGACCCGATGTACATCCCGGGAAACATGGTTGGGTCGGATTTAGATATGGCAGATGGCGCAAGCCCGTCCTATGTTCAACTCCGCGTGCAGCGTAATGGCAATAACGTTGGCGTGATGACCATTGAGCAGGGTAACTTTAACGCGACCTTTTCCACGACCGGGGGCAACACGGTATCACTGGCGAAGGGGGATAGGCTTACGGTTCGGGCACCGCAGGAAGTTGTAGCGGGCTTTAAGAATTTCGGCTTTATCTTGCGACTAGCGATTGTATAGGAAAACACATGGCACAGTTCTTTGATGGATACGAACAGTTCAGAACCACTGATATTCCGAATGGCCCGATGTCGATGGCAAAGTACATCACGCGCGGGCCACTATCGGCAGGCGGTGGTCGACTTGGCAACAGCATCGGGATCAGCACGCTTAACTCGGCCTACGAGCGTGACTGGACTTGGAGTGGTGACACCCTGACCGTTGGGTTCGCCTGTCAGCAATTTAACCAACGCGGCGCACTGTTTGGCGTGAAGATCGGTGATGAAACGGGCGTAGACGTTCCGCATATCGTGGCCTACACCGACCCAACGTCTGCGCTTATTACGTTGCAGTCCGGCGTGGATAAACTGGAAGTCGGTTATGTCACACCGCTGCCGGGGCGTTGGTATTACTATGAAGTGGTGATGAACCGCACGACGAAAGTCATTCAGGTATGGGTTAACGGCAAAGCGGATGTGGCCTATACGCTGCCCAATGAGATAGCCGCCGCCGCGACAATCCGTTTGGTGTTCAACCCGTTCGACATGATGGCAGGCGTAGTGGACTTTATTGAAGACGCCAAAATCTTTGATGACATGTACGCCCGTGACGGTGGTCGCTTAGGTGCCATCCAGATCAGCGGGCGTTTGCCTAACAAAGATAAAGATAAACAGTGGGGAGTATCGTCGCCTGATCCGGCTGGCCCGCATTGGGCGATGGTCGGCGTGCTGCCGCCAGATGTCAATAACCGCTTTGTCTACACCGGAACCAATAACTACCACGATTCCTATACGTCTGGTGATCCTTTGCCGGACAACGGGAACATCATTTCTCAGGGGTTAATCGCGTTGGTCAGAAAGGCGACGGCAGATCCCGTGACCATCATTGCCAACATCAACGGCGACACGGTTAACATGTCGAATATCGGGCGTGGCTGGGAATATCGCTACACACTTTTCAGTGCCAGCGGCTATGATAAGGCCAGCATTGAAGCAGCCGAATTTGGCGTGCGTTCACAACTGTAGGGGGCAACATGCTGAAATATATGGAAGGTTTTGACCAACTCAAAGGGATGTCGAATATCGTTGATGGCCTGACACAGTGTGGGTTTACCGTGTCTGGCACGCCAACGTTGGTTGAAGGTCGTACCGCTACGCAACTGGCGGTTTCGCTGCCTGACACGGCATCTATTAAGAAGGTCTTCCCGTCGCAGAACAGTAAGGTGGTTTTCGGCTTTGCGTTCCGTGCGGTCGGGAAACGTCATACGCTCGTAACGATTAAAGACGTCGTAACCCTGACGTGGAATGAGAGCACAGGGAAAATCACGGCTGCAGGCGGGGAAGGTACCGCCATTCTACTGTTAGACCTGTGGTACTACATTGAGATCGTACTGGACAAAACGACCAACACTATTGAGGTGTGGGTTAACAACGGGAAAGACATTACCGCGCCATCGCCATCTAGCGCCAACCCGGTTACGAATTACGAAGTTACTTGGGCATCCGTGGCGGCAGCGCAATACCTGCTAGATGATATGGTATTCATTGATAACTCAAACGGGAAATACATCAACCGAGTTGGCCCGGTGCAGATCACTAGCCGCTTGCCATTGGTTGACGTGGATAAAGAGTGGTCGCCGTCTACCGGAACGGATCACTACCCGCTGGTGTACAATCAGCCGCCCGTGGATGGGAAGTATATCCAGTCCAATACGTCTGGCGCGATTGATACGTTTCTATCTAACACGCCGCTGCCTGACACGCAGAACATCATTGCAGTCGGTATGACCGTATTCAATAAAAAGTCAGACGTGGATAACCGTCAACTCGGCATGTGCATTGGGCAGAAAGGCCAGACGCAAAAAGTAGTTATTGACGCGGCACTATCCATTACAAACAAGTTCAGTTACGCTGTGTTTGAGACAAATCAGACAGACCAAGACTGGAACGACGAAAGATTAAGCAATGCGCCATTCGGCGTCATCGTTAAACCGTAGGAGCGACACACATGTTTAAATTCTGTGACGGATATGACCACTACGCCGACATCGGGGTGAAAGGTACTATCTTACAAGGCTACCTCACTGCAGCCGGGTACACCGTTCGAAACGCCAGTGATACCACGTTTGCGGTAGTGGAAGGTCGACGCACCGGGGCAAAAGCCTTGATGTTTACCGTAGCCGCCAGCTCATCAATCAACGCCTCATTGTCGTGGGGTTTCTCTACTACGGATAACATGGTCACTTTCGGGTTCGCCATGAAAGCAGGCCAATCGCGTATGCGTATCTGCCGTGTAGAGAATATCATCGACGTTGATTGGGACACGACCACGGGTAAACTGCGCGTTGGTGAAACGTTGGGTAAAGACCCGCTGATCCTGAACGCATGGTATTACTTTGAGATTGAGATCCACAAAGACACCAACGAGGTTAAGGTATGGGCGAACAACGAACTGCAGTTGACCGTGGCACCCTCTAGTGCGCCGACGACTCAATATACAATCTCTTGGGGTCAAACGGGTACCGCGCCTACAGCCGGGCAGCAGACGTTAGATGACTTCTATGTTATCGACGGTACCGGAAGCAAGAACAACACCCGCTTAACGCCTGTGGAAATTACTAGCCGTATGCCAACGGCGGATATTACTACACAGTGGGAAGTAGTCGGCGCGGCTTCTGGTACACCTCACTACCAGATCGTTTCCCAACTGTCACCGGGCGGTTCGGGCAAGCCATACCTGCAGTCAAACACGGCGGGCGCTACCGATATGTATCGCTCCAACGCCACCCTACCAACATCCAACCAAGTATTCGCAGTTTCCGTAATCGCGTATGCCCGTAAAGGTGACTTGGATGACCGTAAACTCGGTATGGTGATCAACACCGATGGCGGCACACCGACCGAAGTTCAGGTACCGCTAACGGAGGAATATAAGTATTACCAGACTACCTATGAGCAAACGCCGGGTGGTGGTGACTGGAATCAGAACAACGTCGAATCATTGCAATTCGGCATCATCACGCGATAAGGGGTAGCACATGCCAATTGAACACATCACCTCATTCAGCGGGCTGGATATGCGGATGGACGGCACCTTCGGGTCAGCCGCGATAGCCGGATATACCAATTTGAGTGTCACTAAGGACTCACTAACCGGGCCAGCCGGGATCAGACGGATCACAGAATCAAACATGCTCTCGTATAATTTCGGGGTCTATGCTACGCCGAGTACGAACCTCGCCGTCGGGATGCGCTACAGCCTCATCGGTGGTCGATTCAATAGCGCTCAGGCATACACATCTGCATTCTTCACCCTTCGTGCCGGGCCGCGTGAGTTAGACGCTACTCAATACGCAATTATTGGCACACTTAAATGTCAACCCAACTTCTATGCAGATTTTTATGGGGGGACATGTTTTTTCCCATATGACAACGTTGATCCCGGGGTCGATAGCTTCCGATTCGGGTATCGGATTCGTCAGCGAAATTCTCAAACACACACCATACCTCAGCTAACAATTTGTACATGTACGTCATCCCCGCCAACGGCAATTGGGAGTACATCGGTCGGGAAAGGGCAAGATTGTTTTCTTGAGTTTGAGTGGACACGCACCGGGGCTACCGTTGGGTCTACGTACTACGGGGTTTTAAAAATCTATGTAGATGACATTGTGATTAATACCGTGACCAATCCGACATATGACCCTCGTTTTTGCGGATGGTATAAAGAGTGTTATACCACTACGACCCAAGTCGGTAGCAATCTTACATACGTTGATGATTTCGAAGTGTATGACCTGTATTTCCAACGGGTTACTTCGCCAGCAGATACGCGCCCGGGGCCATTGACAAGCGTTGTGTGTACGGTTCCGGTATCCGACGCGTCCGTAGAATTTACCCGACCATCTGGATATAACTCCAACGCCTCGGTCGCAGCCGGGCGGATGAAAGCCGATAACACGGTCACTTACGTTGCACCGTTCGATCCTTTGAAATATTTGAGTGCAACCGCTATAGGTCAACAAGATATGTACAATATCGACGCGACGGCGATTAAGTCTCGGGTATCGAATATCGCGGCGGTGGTAGCTCGGTCATGGGCGCGTAACTCAGGGGCGGGGCTTCGTGGGCATACAACGCGCCTCGCGGCGGGTGGCGTGGAAGCAACACCGGGTTTCACAACAGCTCTCGCAGCAAATGAGGCTAGCTATGGGTATAAACCGTCATGGACACCGGCTCTTTTAGTTAACCCGGCAACGGGCCAGCGTTGGATTCCGGCAGATCTTGATACCGTTACAATCGGCGCAAAACTAGATACATAAGGCGGACTTGTGGCAGATGAATTAGTTCGCATTGGGGGCAGCATCCTTGAAGCGATGGGGACGAAACCTGCAGATGTTCGGGTTTCTACTTCCGTACTTGAGGTTATGCTTGAGGGGCCACCGTCCATATCGGTATCGACGGTACTCCTTGAGGTACTATTAGTATCCCCGCCTGCCGCATTCGCAACGACCGTGATTGAAGTTATGGGGGAGCGCAATGTGTCGCGCCCTCCACTTTACACGGATGCCGTGTATACCTACGCTACGCAGCCGAATGCGGTTCCCCCGGTTAGTGAAGTCATCTCAACTGAAAGACTTTGGACTGTCTGGAATTATGCCGTTGTCCAGATGCCCATTGATGACGCTATTTCTTACGACATCGTGGGACAAAGTGTCATGTTAGCGGTGCAAGGTTTGCCAATCGTGACCATTTCACCGGAAACCGTGAAACAAGCATGGTCATATGCGGTACAGGAGTCCAAGTTAGGTGACTTCCCGCTGCCAGAAGATATGTGGTCTAAAGTATCGGTGGCGCACTACAGCATGATGGTCTTGCAGTCAATTGACATCCCATATGAGCCGACGTCTGGCGTGTTCGCTAAACAGGTAGCCTCGCTATCCGTTCAGGCGTTCCCGCTGCCTATGTATCATACCCCGGCGTCAGTGCAGTTCAGCGCCATGCTCGCAGCGCAGAAACGACCCGTGGAGCGTTTGCCTCGGTCTTACACCAGAGTCCCGCAGCAGCTTTCACAGGCGGTAACAGCGCGAGGTATTGAGCCGTTGCCACGGTCTACATCGTCCGCCGCTCAGGTGTTATCGCAAGCCGCGATCCCGGCGAACTTTGATGAGCATACCGTTGGTGTTGAGTGGGTTCGGGCGGTGACGTCTTACGCCCTGACCAGTTTGCCAATGACGCTGCCAATCAGTTACAGCCGTGTGGGTCATGAGTCCGTTAAAGTTCTGCAGCACGATTCACGCAGTCAGGCGTTGCCACTATCGCTAACGTCAGTGTGGACAGTTGCCAGTCAGTTAGTTGTTAAGTCTGACCAATTCCCTGTTATTTCGGCAGAGCGGGTTAAGCATAACAGCATGTTGGTGGCACAGGACTCAACGGATTATTTGCCTCCGATAAACATGGTGGTGTGGTCGCGTGCTGATCACGTCGATATGCAGGTAGCGCAGCAGGCCACGGATTACCCTGACCCAAGCATTCCGACCACTACATCAATCGTTGAGCAGATGGCGGCGCTGTACTCTCAAGCTACGGACTATGATAGCCCGGAAGATATTTACGAAAAGAGTAAGGTGCAGTATGTGCCATCGGTTGTCGAATTGGTTCCGCAACGGTCGGTGCAGCCACTACCGAAAAGCTACACGCCTATCGCTCAGTTTGTGGAGTTGGTCACAGCTTTCAGATTTATGGAAAAGCCGGGTGACATAGCAAACAGTGGTGTCTTTGTCCGCCAGATTACGCAGCCGATCGCTCAGGTCGCGGAATACCCTGACCCGCATGTGCCGTCATCCCCGATTACGGTATCGCAGGTCTTGGAGCATGTCGCGGTTCCGGCAGAGTATCCAGATGTCCACTTGCCGACGTCGGACGCGGTAGTAGGTCAGATCCTTGAGCACGTCGCACAAGTTGACGACTTCCCTGATCCAGCTAATATGTTCAGGCCGCTAATAGTGAGTCAGGTACTTCAATCTGTCTCGCAAGAAACGACATACCCGGCGTGGGATACCTTGCATAAACCTATCTCGGTGTCTCAGGTTGTTGAGCATGTTTCGGTAACAGCGATTTACCCGGATAAAGACCAGCCGCAATCTTTTGTAAAAGTTACTCAAGTTCTGCAGCAGGTTGCCGATAAAGCTAATTACCCAGACAAAGACGCTCCCCAATCCACGCTTCGAGTCCATCAAGTATTCGAAACGGTAATGATGCGTGACCTTACGATGTACGTAATGCCTACGCCGCCACGGAAACACCGTGTTCAAATCAGTTGCCGATTTGTATACTAACGATGATGGGTTAATATTCTTAGCGGGCATGTCCCGCTAATTTTTTGTGAGGTAACACCCGATGAGCGATATGGAACGGGACAGAGAGAACGAAGGTACTGGCGGCATTCGACTTGATCTTTCACTCAATATTCCGACTATCTTATTGATGACCACCATGCTTGTTAGCTCGGTGTTGTACCTGAATAACCGTTTTGGGGAGCTACAATCTCAGAGCGTTCAGGTGGACACCCGTCTAACTAACGTGGAAAAACGTCAAGATAATTTCGACACGGCAATCACTATCGTCCGTACCGAAGCGTCAGCGTCAAACGCCGCTCTACGTCAGGACGTCCGCGCAGACATCCGGGATGTGAAGAACAGCGTTGATACCCTAACTGCCACACTTAACAGCCGAGGTCGCTAATAATGGCTAAGACGTCGTTGCCGCGAGGCATCCGAAACAACAACCCCGGGAATATTGAATGGGGTTCACCATGGCAAGGGCTGCAGGCCCGAACCGCCGCATCTGACCCGCGTTTCTGTCAGTTCATTGACCCAGCATCCGGCATCCGGGCGTTAGCGGTGATCCTGACTACCTATTTCGATAAGCGTAAGGCCGCAGACGGCAGCAAGATCGATACCATCCGTGAAGTTATTGAGCGATGGGCACCACCCAAGAAGAACGGCGTAGTTGAGAACAACACTACCGCCTATGCCAACCAGATTGCCCGCGTGCTTAACATGCAGCCGGACGATGAAACGTTGAACCTCCACGATTACGAAACCATGCGTAAGATGGTTGAAGGGATTATCCGTCATGAGAACGGTAGCCCGGAAGACTACGACCGCGCACCGTACAACAACATCAACCAATGGTACTCGGACGAGCAGATCGCAGAAGGTCTTCGCCGTGCCGGATTGGTTAAGCCAAAGACTGCCGTTAACCGGGCCACCGTTACTGCGACTAGCGTAACTGGATTGGGCGCAGCGCAACTGGTAGATCTGGTTCAGCCTGTTAAGGCCGCAATGGACAGCGCTCATGGTGACATCTCGTCTGGCGATTGGGTACGGATTGCCTTTGGTGTCATGACCATCGGCGTTGGGCTGTACATGGGTTGGGTGGCCTACCAGAAACACAAGGCCGGGGCTGCATGATGGGCATCCTTGCCCGAATAAAGGCGGGCGTCCTAGCGGCGCTCGTTTTTGTTGGTGTAGTCGTTAGCGTCTGGTGGGCAGGACGTTCTAAAGGCAAATCCGAGCAGCGTTCCGAACAGGATCATGAAACGGTACGGAATCAGGCACAGGCGGATAAAGTGGTTAATGAGGTACATAATGAAACGAATAAACTCCCTGCTGGTGGCGCTTCTGATCAGCTTCGCCGTAAGTGGATGCGTAAAAAAGATTGAGGTGGCACCATCTTTTTGCGCGGTCGCTACTGCAATCTATATTGGTGAGGACGATACCCTGTCAGATGAAACCGCCCGCCAGATCCTAATTCACGATGAGATTGGCGAGCGGTTATGCGGTTGGGGTCGTTAACGTTGAGGCGGGATTAACTGTAAATCAGGTATCCCGCGCTCATTCAGATAGGCTTCTAATTCATCTAGCGTGCTGAACATCGGAAAACCCGCCATACTTTCAGCAGTAGTCCATTCAACCCACGTCCCTTGGCTAACCTTGTACGCGTCGGAATGCGTCAACAGAACGCCGTCACAGCGTTTCATCAACTCAAGCGTGCTATCTAGCCAATACTTCTGGCGAACGTCTTTAAGGTCGGGTAGTTGCTCAAAATGGGCGGTATTCAGATGTGGTGTTACCGGGTACACCGTGCGCAGGCCAAAACGCTTAACGACTTCAACCGCCATACGCGTAGCCATCTGGATATGGAAAGCCGTTGTAAAAGTTACGCCGTTCTCATCGGTGTACGGGGAGTACGGGCCAGCTATGTACAGCAGGAATGGTTTGCTCATAGTGCGTCCTTCATTCGGTCATCAATCGCTTCATCAAATTCGGCGCAGTCCAGTTCAGCTAGGCCGTCCCATGTAACCAGACCCGGTTCGTCTTCATTACCGAACAGGTCTTTATCGCGCAGGAAACGGTACCGGGCGGCATCCAGTGATAGTGCCTGATACTTCTTGCATAGCTGAACGATGGCTGGCCCCATTGTGCCGGGGTTGTCGATTATTCCCTGAATAAATTCAGGCGTGATGTACTGCTTTTCTTGTGTCTGGTCAGGCATAAATGTCCCTTCATCGTGGGTATAGGCCGTGTGATACGTCACTTTAAACGTATCGTACATTACGGTGGTCTTATTCATATATCGCCTCGGTTATAGGCGTCTACATACACCTGATTTTCCGGTGAGCGGTCAACTTGGGTTAATTCTTTAAAATCACAGCTAATTACATCGCCGTTAGCCAGTTCAACTCGCCAGAAGACGTCATCATCCTTGAAGCCTGTTCTTACCACCTCAACCACCTTTCCGCAATACAGTCTGCCGTTATAGCGGTCTGTGAAGTGGATAGTATCGCCACGTATGGGCCAGTTCGGTGTGATCTTGGCGCGGTACTTCTTCAACATACCTGCTACGAATTCACGCATTAGATTTCCTCGCACCATGGAACAAAACAGTCCGGGCCTTCGTCGGAGCCGGGGAAGAGTTTAAACAGATAGTCGCTATCAATTACCATTGAATCGTTTGAGTAGCAGCGGCGGTAGTGGTCGCCCATTCCGTACCCGTGAGCGCGAGCCATCCCGCTACCCAACGGGTCATGTGGCTCCAGATCCACCGCTAATACTTCTTTCCAATCCTCCCGGTCAATGCGCGTTACCCGGTGATGTTTATTTGACGTTCTGCGATACCCCGACGCAATTAAGGCCGGGATCATTTCAGGGGCTATCCGTGACTTTCCGCCCTTAACGTTTTTGCAACGACGGGATACATAGCTAATGTACTCCGCTGTGAAAATGCTGCCGGGGTTAAGCATGAATACATCGGACTTCCCGACAATATCGAAGCGCTTACGCCCATGGAGATCCCAAAAACGGTATGCCGACGCATGACGAAGCAACATGGCATCCGTCATGCGGGCGTTCTCTTTATCTATGCTTTTCCACCAACGGTATGCACTGACCAGCTTTTCCATGTTAGCCACGCTGTAATACAACTTTGCGTGCTTAACCGGGAAGTAGTTCGGGTACTTACCTTCGTTATCAAATTCCCGGAAGCAATACCAGACGCCGCCGTTAAACTTGAAATGTGGTATAACGTGTTGTTCTGCTAAACGTGCCATGACGCTGCCCCCTTCCTATCCGGTATATCCGAGGATGTCGCGCAGGATTTCAGATACATAACGTACTTGATGTTTGGCATCTGCGAGTGGTGTGTGTGCTACGCCTTTGAACGCGGTGTGCCGCTTTGGATCAATACCTTTATCTAACCCCAGCGCAACGACAGTTCGGACGTCACAGTCTGTCCACCACCCACAAGGCATCTCAATACCGTTTTGTCTAAAGGCGTTTCGAATCCACACGCAATCCGATGCGATACCATTGCCCCACAATTTCGTGTCACGCGGGTCTTCTTCGGTGGTGTTATCCAGAATGAACCGCTTGAAGTCTTCAAGAGCCTTAATAATTCCACTTGCGGCAGCGCAGACGGGCTTGCGGGCTTTCTCATGTTGGGACATCCACCATATGACCGTTGACGCATCAACCACGCCGCCACTCTGCATAGCGGACTCAAGCGAAATATATCGTTCAAACTCCGCACCTGTTTTCCCGGATATGGTGTCAAAGAATACCGCACCGATTGCGACAACGGCGGCGTTGTTGCCCTTGCCCATGGTTTCTAAATCAAGCATTACGTGTTTCATTTTAAGTCCTCAAAAGCCGGGGAATTTATCAGAATACAAAAGGTTGCGGGCCTGTTCCTGACTCAGTTGAATCGCCACCATGTCTTCACTGATTGCGTGGGACACTTTGCCAAATACTTCGGCTTCTTCGCTACGGGTCATCTTCTTCCCGTCTTTGCGCTTGATGTGGATGTTGATTTCATCCTGAACAGTGGATAACGCAACGGTGTAGCCCTTTGACGCCATGTCGATAACGACTTGCTGTGTATTCTTCTGGTACATAGTTAGCCTCGCAAAACTTTACTGGTGATGGATGGGTTGATGTGGAAAAACATCCCGGTCGTGTATCCGTATTTCAGCAAGACAACGGACTTCGGCGTCATTATTCTTGGTGCCGAGTCATGCCCGGTTGGTATCTCATCCTTAGTGTGCTCCGCGTAAGCATCATCCTCATTCTTCCACGGGGCGCTTGAGCGTCCTTTCCGGTACACAAGCGACCAATGTATCGGACAGTTAGGACGCGTGATAAAGGCTGGCGGGTAGCGGTGTCCAAGGTTGCTCATTCTTGCACTAGACGGCGACCGCGTGATCCCGTAAAACATCCCAAACACCGTCCAATCTTCTTTCGATAGGATGGGCATACATACGTCCTGATCGCCTGCCAGAATGCGGCGGACAATCCGCTTAACCGCCATGTAGCGGTTCCATTTTAATTGCTGGCGATTAACCGACTGCTGCCGGGCCAACTCTACTGCAAAGATTTCACCGCGCATTTTTCGGCCCCACTGACCAGTTAACATCGAAAGACCCCGGGTGGTAGTCCACACTTTCATAAATTGTGAAGCCTGCATCTTCTAGCCAAACGTGAATCTGGCGGCGGGTTTCATCCGATGGGACGTGGTTATCGATCACAACGCTAACCATCGTGTTAGTCAGCCCGGCTTCTGCCGCACGCTGAATACGGTGTTCAATTGCATCGCGAACCTTCTCGGCTTCCGTCAAGTGGGACTTCGCGGCGGTGATGTACATCTGGTGTGCTGTTATTGACATCATGGTGCCTACCTCGCTAAAAAGAAAAACTCCCGTTGTTGCCTTCGGGAGTAATATTAGCTGTACACGTCGCGTGTGTCAAACGGTTTCTTACATCATGTTTAAAGATCCCATGGCAACGGTACCCAAGAATCGTTGATGTAAATGTAACACCCGGTTATGGGTGAGAATTTTGTTGGCAGGCTGGTTTGCTGACTCACGTCGTTACATCTGATAGTCGCACCAGCCCAAACAAGAACGTATAACAGACTAAATATGATAATAATCAATATTATGAGAGCAGCAATCTTACGCATTGTTATACCTCGTTATCTTCGTCGTGGCGTTTAAGCCAGATTAACATTCCGGCAGTATAATTGATTGCGCCGTACAACTCCCTTTCCTGCTGTTCAACGGTCGGCATATTTAGCGCCTCGGTGACTTTCTTGACTACCTGATAGGCCATGCCGCTGACCGAACCTACTTGGTCGCTGATCACCTGCATACGTTGGCTTTCAAATGGATCGTCATTCGCGTGGCGCTCGCGACCCTTGCCATACGCGGCTTGATGTAGCGCACCGAAAAGCACATCGCATAGTGACTGGTAGTTTTTCAGGTCGCGCGGGCTTGCAAACTCATACGACACGACCGGGCCATCGGGTTGCGCCATCGACGCATATTCAGATAATTCCTTAATCTTATCTAGTATCTGGCCCGCCGTAGTAGTGCCGCGATCCATGGATAGATAGTCACAAATGTCTTCTCGTAGACCACTCTTAGATTTCGACCCCGGCCCGAACCCCGTCATACTCCAATCATGGTGGTTAGCGAACATGAGATAGTTCATGGCATCCACGTAATTCCCCGCCCGGATGTGCTCACGGATACTCTGTTTACAACGACCCTCCCAATTTTCTGCCATCCATGCCAGTGGTGGGCGACCGTGCTCCCCATTAGCCAACGCTTTCAGCATTTCCGCTGCAGTGACCAAGAATAGCGAGAGTGTTTCGGAGTGCAGATGCGGCGCATCTTTAAGTAATTCTCGGTGGAATTTATAACTGGTATAGCAATCGGATACGATGCCGGGTAGTTGGTGGTCTGGAACACTTTCAAAGGAGTCTTGTGCTGCCTCCACCGCAGCCATCCCAAGGGCTGAACGGATTTGAGAAAGTGTAACCTTCTGTTCTAAAGACGTTTTGTACATCTTCCTGATGTGGTCACATGCCGCCTGTGGTGGGACAACGCCAGTAATGCCGAGGTCATGGCGCAATGCTTCAAATGCGTTAATCACATCAAGTGTAGGTGTTGCAGAGACAAGGCCGTCAACTTCGCCCGCGACCTTGGTGTAGGATTTACTAGTCATAATAAAAAACTCCCGTTGGTTTGATTACCTTCGGGAGTTAGATTAGTTGCTTACGCGGCGTGTGTCAAACGGTTTCTCTATATCTCATCCCACAATCTGATCCACGCCTGACGTTCTTCGTCGCTGATCTGTGCGAGCGGGCCACCCACTTCCATGAGGTATTCGCGTGAGATGTATTCGTTCGGCAGCACGCGGTCAGTAGCCGGGTCGAATAGCAGGATTGCCGCCCCGAACCCGGCACCGCATACCTCGCTAGACAACTCATCCGGGCGGTACCAGACAGGCGGCTCAAACCCAATGCGGCCTTTGATGAAGATCGTCTTGGTCGCAATCTCGTCAGGCCACCAGCTTTCGGATGTCGCTGACTTCGTTAGCCAGATTGTCCCTGCGCCTTTCTTACGTTCCTCATCGGCCTTACGCATGATGTGGGTCATTCCGGTCAGTGGTTCCTTCCCGGCACGCTTCTGGCTGTATGGGGGGTTGGCAAAGCCCTTGCCTTGGATGTTGTATACATCGTCGAACCCCGGCAGACCTAGATTATCTATCTGTATTTCTGCCAGACGTGCTGCCCAATCTTGCTGCAGCGCGTTATCTTCCGCCGTAAAGAACCGTGGGCACTTGGAGTTCTGTCCATCGGTGAACAGGTCTAGCACGCATGGCCCGTACAGCTTATTAATCGCTTGGTACAACCATTCCGGTGTGCGCCATTGGTCGCCAATCTGCTTCGGGAGGTGCGTGCTCTCGGCTTTAAGTGCATTAAGGGCATTAACGTAATCCGACATTACTCGTCATCCTCCCCAACCCAGCCATTGTGGATCTCAATCGCGGATTGTAATACATCCATTATCAGGCGGCGTTTATTTTCAGGTACGGATCGCGGTTCATACATGCCGTTATCTGCCATGAGTCGCTTCGTCTTTCTGGTGCCTAAAAGCTGGATGGCTTTGGCGTGTAGCGCGAGCCATTGCTGTTCAGTTGGCGCAACGGATTCCGGTACCGGGCACTTCTGGTACTCATGGTCTTTGAAGTGGATAGCCATCATCTCATATGGTGAATAACCAAGCCCGGAACAACGCAGCCAACCTACTACCTCGGATGGTTCGGTCTTGTCCACGACCGGGCCATCAGACCATTCAGGCACCCCACGCATGTTTAGTTGGATCTGCAGGCTGGTGATCAGCGCGTCTTTCTCGGCAACATCATTGCGCAGTTTTACCAGTTCATCTTCCATGCTGCGAACCGCGTCCACCGTCATTCCGCTCAACGTCTTAAACTCCATCATCGGCTCAAAGTCTTCGGCAGTGAGTTTACCTTGACGGGCTACCATCATGTATGCGTCTTCCATCGACATACGCGGCACGCTGCCTAGGCCGTATGGGGCGGAAATGGCAACATGGTTAATCTTACGACGGTTGCTTTCCCGGATACCTTTGACCACTCCGGTGATGATGTAGTCCAGTTGTTCCTTCTTCCACGATTCACCCTGTTCCGGTGTCGGCTCAACCTTGTCTACGCGCTCCCATACGATGACGATCTCATTTGGCAGCTTGCCCGGTTCTTCTTTGGCGGTGATCACATCGGTTATTGCCGCGATGTTCTTCGGCTCAACGCCACAAACTTCTTTCAAGAACTGTGGGGCTGCAGCGCGATAGCCTTGGACATCCGGCACCATGTGTAGCTGATTAACTACGATGGATGTGAATTGGGCCAGCTCATCTAGTGAGTTGATGTACGTCTTTCTAGCGATTGTCATATTCGTGATCCTTATTTCTTCTGTTCATCTGTATGGTAAGTGCAAGTTCCTGCCGGGAGGACTTCGCCTAATTCGTTTACCGCATAATTTTCTAGCAACACCGCGCGGGCAAACCAGAAATAGTCAATCAACCCGCTGCCAACGGCGAACCCGGACGATGATTTAACAGGTACACCGTTATTCTCTACCCGGTAGAAGTATGGCCCGTCGTTCCGTGTTTTATAGCGCAGGATGTAGTACGCCGAATCTCTGCCATTCACGCGCAGGTATCGACGGTCGTTATCCCACGTCCGGGATACGGATACCCCGGCTTTTTTCAGCGCCGCGTACAGTGGTTTGTACATTTACCGCCCTCCTGATTGTTTTTCGGTTCTACTTTGACGAAATACCCGCATCCCGCGCACTCGTATTCATTAATGGTGCGACCGTTTTCCGTCCAGTTATTCGAGTTGCACATCAAGCATTTTAACTCGCCTTGTGTTCCGGCGCGGGCACTACCCACTTGATACCAAGTCCGCATTCCATCAAAGCAAAAACTTTCTATCTCCTGAATCTTGGTCTTTCCTCTCGGTGTGGTGTAGCGAATGAATACGTGGTTCCCGGTGCCCATGTCATTTACCTTTTACGATATTTCGGAAAACAAGCGGGCTAACGACGTTGTAAGGCGATATTTCGTTAGCCCGGGCGATGACGCTAGGGTTCAACTCAACGCGCGGAGCACGCCCGGTGCAGTATTCATCCATTCGATGTAACCGCATGACCGTTACCACAAATACTGAATCCCATAGCAGCTTTTCCGCGAAACCTAGCGCCTGACTTTCCCCGAACGCGTAGACAATGAACCCCGTAGTACCGCAGTCGCTGATCAGGTAAGCTACTGGCTTCTCTAACATCTCATCTAAGAAACGCGTATCTACCGGGACAACCGGGAGTGAATGTATAGCCGGGTCAAAGCTATACTGGAACCGCCCGGTTGGGCTTGGTGGCACCTGTCCACGCTTAAATCGACTATTCCTGTCCCGTGGTAAATTCTGCAGGTTTCCCACATAACCGCCAGCCCACCGTGCCTTGATTTGTCCGCCCCACTTAGCCGGGGCGCGTTCTTCGGTGCATTCTGGTGGGTCGATGTCATTCATGTCCCACGCCTTTCCGCAGTAAGTACAGATGGCCTGATCCGACATCTGCAGAATCTCTTTGTGGCCCTTTGGGTTTTCCATTAGATCTCCACGTCTTCTTCAAGTAATACTCGGAATGCATCGCCACGGGTTTTATAGCCCTGCCATACGTCAACGATAAGCGCACCTTTGAACGCCCGGTTGAAACAGTTGTAGATCATCGCCCACGACATGTCCGGTTGGTTTGTCCCGACACCGCCAGTCGGACTATCCCAATTACGCGGAGCGATGGTCAGGTGGCGCAGGATTGGTTTAGGCTTGGCATACGGGTTAATCATGCCAATTCTCGCAAGCCCTCGGCACAGCCACGCCCTTTGCCACCAAATATCGGTACGAGTGCCACCGGATTCCAATTCGCTCGTTAGAATCGGGCACAGGATGAGCGCGGTGGTGCTGCCAGCCGGGGCAGGTGCGCCAAGATCCCAAAAGTCATTCAGGTGTTTCGCAAGGTTCTTACTGGAACCGTCATTCTTCGCATCGGTGTTCGCGTCGTATAGGATCATGTCGAACGTCAATTCAGGGAACGAGGTCTGTTTGCCGTTGGTCGTGTACTTCGGGTTCGGCTCGTTAAACATGGCGGTGTATAGCTCAAGCAGCGCGGCTTCAATGTCTGGCAGGAATCCTTGGATGTCGGCGTCTTTCGGTAGCATCTGCAGGTGCATGGTCACGCTAATGCCGTCACACGTCGCATAGCAGCGCGGGCCGTTGGGCAGCGGGAAGATGTAGATAGGCATTTTACCTATCAGGCTTTGGTCAAACTTAACGAAGGGGGCGAGTGGTTTCACTTATTATTCTCCTGTAGTGGCTCAGGTAGAATCTTAGGTGTACACGTCACGTATGTCAAACGCTTTTATTCAGATAAAAAGAAACCCGCCATAAAATTAATTAGGCGGGTTGGGAAAGCGTGGTTAGCGACACCACTGGCAACAAGGATTGGAAAGCACACGCCAATAGCTACTGCAACAACTACGGAAGTGATATGAGTACATCATATATCCGGGTTGCTGTAAATAAGATTCCAGTAATTAAACGTAGGCAAGTCCACCTCAATGACATTCGGGTCATCCGTGAACGACAGATTCGTCGTCACATCCTCAACGATGACACACTCGGACTCAGGGTGGTGGAGCAAACGGACTTCCCGTAGGTACGTCCGCCACTCGTTACTTGCTGTCCAAGTCTCAGGCATATGGGTTTCAATGACCATGCCGTTTTTCTTATCTTGCCAGTATTTCACGACAAGTTTACTTCCGTATTGAGCCATCTAGCGTGCCTCTGTATTTCCGGTTGCTGCCACGGTACCGTAGTCTGCCTGACGCATGACGCGGGTACCCATTTTCCCGTAGATCTGGTCTTCCAAGACGAACCGAATTGATAAGCGGATATTGAGTTTATACCCAAGGCGGCGGACGTACTTTAAGTCGCTAGGCTTGACACCTTCGATAAAGAACGACTCGCCTACCTTCATTTCTGACATCAGCTTTTCATGCTTGGCCTTGTAATCCTCAGTCGTTGGGGTTGCCATCATCACACCTCGTCATCTTCTTCGAGTGAGCCAGTGATCTCCGCCAGCATACTCACATCGTTAAAGCGGGCCATAAGCGCGGATAGGCTCTTATCCATCATGAACAGGTTAGCCATAAGCGTGAGGAAACTCGCCCCGTCGTTCTGGTAGTTCTCAAGCGTGGCATCATAGTTAGCGTCGACGTCCGCATCACCGATGTGGATACCCGTCAGGATGGCTTTGTCTGTCAGGCGGAAGAACATGTTTTCCAGACCTGCAGTCTTCAATGCGACCGCCATATCCAACGCACGCGGTGTATAGGACTGCGAGATCAGCTCATCGACATGTTCGTTCCCTAAGATGGCGACGTCTTTAAATTTAACGTCCTCGCCGTCGTCATGCTTCATGTGAACGAAGTCAGTCGCGTTAAACTCATTGTGCTCACGGCGGATAACCTGACGCATGAACAGGCGCAGTGAATACTCATCAATCAGCGCATGTTCGACCGGGAAGGTGCCGAATGCTTTACGGATCAGCGCGGTGCAGTTCTCGCCAACCTTGGCGCTTGAGGTGAACACATAGACATACGGCATTGAGATTAACACCGGGATGCGGTTCGGGCGGATAGGCGCGAATTTCAGCATTTCCGCTTCGACTTCTTCTTTCAGTTGCGCCCAATCTTTGCGGGTCGGCGTCCATCCATCCACTTCTTTCGCGATTAGCTTTTCCATGCGCTTAGTCACGGCGTTGCGTACCGATACGCCCGGCAGCACACGTTCACGCTTCTCAATCTGGATCAGGAAAGCGGTGGTGCCCGGCACCTGCAGACAGAATGAATTGTTTAACTCATCGCCGTTCGCCACAAATCCCATGGTGCTGTAACACGCTTCCGGTGGGTCGCTCACTTCTAGCTCGGACAGCGCATTAGATAGGGTGGTGCTGGCAAACTTAAACGCCGCTTCTTCTGACATGTTCGGGGAGTTGAGCAGCATACGCAGCAGCGGAGTTATAGTCTCTTCGCCATCGTTGGCCTTGTCGTACAGTGATCCCAAGTGCAGCGGGATTAGCTTTTCAAAGTTTTTTACTTTCATTGCGGATTGCCTCAATGTTGATTAGGTCAGTTAGGTGGCCTTTGAACTGGCTAAGGCTCACATGGATAAGGGCACAGCGGATGTTCTCACGCGCGGCCTGAATGGATGCCAACGTCTGCGCTTGATTGCGGCTCAACGCGTCGTACTTCCCGGTGAGATCTTCGGTTGGGTCGATTTGCTCTGCCATACGCGGCATTAAATCGTTGAACGCGGCTTCGTAGTAGTCGGTTGCATCCTTTTCCAAATCGTTTAGCCATGCTTCCAGTGCCGTAAACTTCGACAAGCCTTGATCTAAACGTACATAGCGCAGTTCGCGGTTCTCTGCGTCGAGTGTAGATATGCGCTTGGTCATTGAACGCCCCCTGATACTTCGCGAACAAATTTAGCAACTTCTTCGCATGGCATGTTAGTTGAAGCCCACATAAGGAAATTAAACGCGAAAGATCGCTGTGCGCTGCATTGGTCTTTGCCGAGGGCTTGCGTCGTGCCGATGGCCTTATCCACATCACCTGCTTCATAATGGACTTTCCCCATTCCGTATGTTGAACGTACCTTGATCCCGGTGTGCGTCAGGCGAATAGTCACGTTGTACGCACGCTCAATGTGGTGGAATGCAGTCACCGCATCTACCGGGTCTTTACCGTGGATCAGGTTGTTGACTAACAGGGCATTAAGCGTTGGTTGGGTCTTTAACATTTAAAGGTTCCTCCGTCAGCGTGTACTCAATCAGGCCGACTTTATTTGCGTTAATGGTAACTTGGGGCGCGTCTTCGCGCAGGATGCGGTCAGTGGTTATGACAGCGGTTTTCAGGCCATTCTCATACATCAGGTTAGCGATGCAGGTAACGGCAAACTGTTCGACAAACGATTCATGGCGTGCATCGCTCATGTCCAACAGCAAGGCCAGTTCAGCGGAGCGATCCGGGATGTCAAAGGCTTCACGCAGCCCGGCGATGAGTGCTACCGCATCTTCTTTGGTTATGTGTTTCAGTTCACCGACGACATCATCATCAGCTTCAATGCTCACCACAGCGGTTCGGGATTTAGCGTTATAGTAGATAAGCCCTGAACGGTCGTAGCCGCCGATACTGCTTAGGGTCATAGGGTGTTCTGTGTTTTTCATGTGCTCAAATCCTATGGATAGGGTGGTAGGGGTGAAAAGGGTGGTACGCCCAAAAACGGGCGTGCCGTCCTACAGATTTACACTTCGTCGTCGTCGTCCACGCCAGCTTCAAGGCATGTGACCACAACCTGAATGAACATACGGCCTGACGGGTAGGTGATCAGCGCGGACTCCATGCTGAACTTCTGCCCATGGTGGCGCATGGCATTGCGGATGGATGAGTTAAGGCTGGAACGGATCTTGGACTTCAAACCATTGGCATCGGCCTGTGCCTGCGCAAGTGTGACGTCGCCTGCCATCTCAAGTGATAGCGTGTACACTTCGCCCGGCTTCAACGCGATGAGGTTCCCGGCTACGCTGTGTGGGCGGACGCGTGATGGCAGTTCAACGTCAGACTCGCACGTCATCATTGCTGCCGTAAGGTTGTCAGGGTATGGCTGATTGGTAGTCTTTGTAGTCATCTGGATGGCTCCTGCATTCGGTATATCTCGCATGTAATTGGCAAACAATAGTGCTACATGCCGCGTATGTCAAACTCTTTCAATTATACTCGGCTAACCTCACCAGATTTCTTTTCCTTTATTGCCTACGCCAATCCAATCGGTATTTCGCGAACGACGACCTGTCAGGTTTTTCAAGTAAGCCGTGGGAAAACGACGACCTGTCAGGTTTTTGAAGTAAGCGAACGACGACCTGTCAGGTTTTTCAAGTAAGACCCGATGACCGAACCGACGACCTGCTAGGTTTTTCAAGTAAGCCGTGGGATCGGCGTTCAAAAATTTTCGACCTGCTAGGTTTTTCAAGTAAGCCGCGCGGGGGGTTTTTCGTTGGGGTCTGGCCTGAAATTTTTGTAGAGAGCGACGAAAATCACGCTGAAACACGGGTTTGACGTGCTACAAGGCGAAAATCGTTATATTTCAACACTTTAAGCCACTATAGGCGGTACCAAATCGGGGTTCACTCGAAATTTTTATAGAGAATTCAATGGTTTAAGCGGGCGGCGATGACCAGGATCACGGGGCGGGATTTTGTAATGTCTTTATATATATCAACGCGTTACCCGATTTGCTTGTTTTGCGTATAGATGAAGGGGGGTTATGTTGCGGGCCTTGAAAATATGTTTGACATACGCGGCGTGTGTTTCTATTCTGTAGTTCAGCTTCACTACTTTAAACAACTAAACACGGGATAACACACCATGACAAAGACTAACTTTTTAAACCTGCTTTCCTCTCTGCGCAGTGGCGGCGCTAAAACCTTCACGCTGACTGTAGACGGCAACGCGGTTAACATGTTGGCGGACGGTGAACCAATCGCGGATCGTATCTATCGCGGGGCAAACGTGGCGCGGGAACACGACCGCATGAAACGCTGGTTAGGTGTATGGATGTATGAGAACCCGATCCCTGTTATCAAAACAACGGATCAGGAAATGACCGCAATCAAAGCGGCGGACGCAAAAACGGCGGACGTGTTAACGGTTGGTTTCCGTTATTATCGTTTCGATACCAGCTATGACGACGAATCCCGCGCCTATCAGGATTTATGCGCGGATGTTCGCCAGCGCAACGGCGGATCATATATTGCCCGCCAGACGTTAGGATCATGGAATCCGTCAAAAGAGTCACAAGCGTTTCATTCTGCGTTGCAGGTTTACGGGCTGAATAATACGACGATTGATATTGATACAACGCATCTATTTAAAGACCAATTTAACACGCCGAAAGGGGTTGTTACTGCTAACGGTATCCGCGTTTATTTGTGGGCTGAATATTCATACCCTAACGCGGCGATTAAAGAAGGTTATTTTTTAATAGATGATCAGAACATTCTAAAAAATCGCTTGGCTACTACATATAATTGCGGTTATTGCGGCGCTCAATATCCAGAAGCGAAAGCGGCGGCGCTTAATTATTGCTGTGATTCATGTATTTCTAGCCCGCTATTAAAGCTAGACCATCTTCACATGCTTAAATTAATCCCGATGATCGACGGGAATAAAAAACGCGCTTTCGATGCTGATCAGTTGGCGCAAGTTAAAGACGCGGTTATTAGTGCGCAACTTCAAGCCACACAAAAGCGGGCGGCGGCGTACTTCCCTAAAAAACTTGAAGAGTTAAAGGCCAACCATGAGAAAGCGCTTAAACATTTAAACCATGAATTTAACGCTATGCAATGGTTGTTAAATCACAATATCAGTATTGAGGACGTAATTTATTACAACCATAGAAATCTGCTTTCGTTCGGGTGGCGCGGTGATGGCATGGAACCGGAAAAGGCGGAAAAGTTAAAAGCGCTTTTAAACGGTTTTCCTTTTGAGTATGAGATTGTTACTAAGGGAGCAAAATAATGACTGTTAAATATATTTCTCATGGCACTTGTCATTTTGTATCACTGGCGGCGGCGGTGCGTTATTACGGCACAAAAGAAACCGTTAATCATAAAATCAGTGAGGGGGAGATCCGCGTGGGGTACCCTGATGTTAAAGAAGGCGATAAGGTATCTATTAATGATGAAGGCCGCTATTTTATCAAGCGCCTTGATCCTAGCAGTGTAAAACATTACGACACGTTTGATCAGGCAATGGAAGCTAACCCTAACGGGATTTTCACCGCTACCATTATCCGCCAGATGATCCGCCGTGGCGAAATTGTAATTAAATCGGCTTAAACTAGGGCGCACACCATGCTTTATTTAATAATGTTTATCGGTTATTCAATAATTGCGGTTTATATCGCGCATGATGTGCGCCACGTTTTAAACCGCTGCAAAGTGGAGCGCCGTTATTCTTTTGGAAAGCGTGTTATTTATCTGCGCGAAAAGAAAACAGGCCGCTTGATTGGTTGCTCCAATAATTTTTTCACTCTTTTATTACAAGGTACTAAATAATGACTCTCTCAATTAATAAAGAACGCGCTTTATATTTCAATAACGGATCATGCATTGGCTTTACTTATGCTGATAGCCGCGCCCGTGCCGTTTTAGAATGGTTAAAGTCTCAAGGCCGATCCGCTGAAATGCTTTTAGGTGCGAACGGTGTAGACCTGCAATCGCTATCCGTTCCCGCTCGTATGGGTACCAAAAAGCATTATGCAGCGTGTGACGCGATCATGCGTGCGGGGCTTATGTTCGCATCACATAGCGGGGAAGTATGCAACGCAGATCTAACGCCGCAATTAATCGGCCTTGAAGGTAAACGGGTTCGGGTCATTGATTCATACGGGGCGGATCGCCGTTTCACGGTTGGTAAATCTTGCGGGTGGCTGCCTTGCCACCTTGAGATGGGTTTGCGTACCAGTAAAGGCGGGATCGCGGTTTGCGGCGCCCCATTCAAATCAATTGAGGTGATCGGCTAATGGCTAGTAAAACTTATGGCGTGGTTGGCAGTAATTCCGGTTACGTAGACACAAGCCGCACGTTAAAAGGCGCTAAACAACACGCCACGCGCAACGGTTACACGGCGGTTTATTGTCGACCAAATAACGGCTATCACGTTTATCAGGTGGCGCGTCGTATTAACGGTAAATGGATTAATTTATAAGGGGTAGTCTTATGTCTAAATATATCGCTTTATCTAACATCCTTAAATCGGCAAACGTCGCACACCTTGAAACTGATCGTTATACCGTGGACGTTAACGGCTATCGAGGGGCGGACGGTTGGATCGTGTTCCAATTGGCTAACGGTGATGTATTACGCCGCCGTGCCAATTTTGATGCTACTTGCGGGCAATCCTGCTTTTATTGGGTACGCGTGGCGGGCGTTCTCTATCTGGTTGACTACCTGATCGACGCCACCAGCTTTACGCCTGCTGAATGGTCATCTATAGATCAGGCTGAGTTTTTCAAAACAGGCCGTAAAGTGATAAGCGTAGAGGGGGCGGATCATGCTACCGCTTAAACTTTTCTGTGAGTATGCCGCCGCGCTTGTGGATGGCATGATCTCACACCGTCCAGATGTAAGCACTACATACGACGACGGCAACGGATCAGCGGCTGGGGATGTTTTGGCGCTTATCCTCACGCCTGCTTTTGTTGTTGAGTTTGAGGACTTGATCAGCGATTGCGTCCTAGAAGTGCCAAAGGTTGAAATATTATTCCATCTAGGCGGGGCTGTGGTCGATTCCGTGGATTGCGTGGGTTGTTGTTGGACTATGCCAACGCCGGATCAGATTGCTTTATGGTCGATTCCTGTTTTAACCGAATACACGACCGCCACGGCGGATCGCATCACACGCTTTAATAAAAACGTTATGGGGTCATCATATGTCGAAAAAGCTAACCAGTGAGGCGGCAACGGGCGCGGCTAAATTCCTAGCGTGTGGCGTGGTCATAGGTGTAATCGCGGTGTGTATCGCTTGCGGTGATGACCTCACGCCGTATAAAGCCTTTCTCTACACCGTAGCGGGCGGCGTATGTATAACGATGTTATGGCCTACTCAAGATCAAGGCGATGCGCTGATCGAATACTCAAAGAAATAACCCACACCGCCAGACGATAACGCCCCTTTAATGGGGCTTTTTGCGTTATCCTGTAAAACATGTTTGACACACGCGGCATGTACTATTACTCTATAGATCAGCTTCAATTATTTAAACTAACTAACCACGGGGTAACGCATCATGGAACTACTCGCAATCAAAGAAATGTTAGCCGCTTATGAGTTAAAAGACGGCATCACGGCAACGATCACGACTTGCCCGCGCTACGGTTCACACACCGTTACTTTGCGCCGCGCGGATGGTCAATTGATTAGCCGTTATCCTGATTATCAAGATGATTTCGAATTTTGCTTAAATCAGGATCTTAAATTCTACGGTGTGAAAGTTGCGCCCGTTGCCGTGGATATTCCCGCCACTACCGAAAAATTAAAAGTTGGCCTAATGCGTTGTGATTTCGCAACGGATCGCGCCTATCGCGTGTATAAATGCGCGGTTAAAGTTTATTTAATCCGCACTTTGTGGCGTTTCCGTTGTGACCCTAAGATCCGCCGCGCTATTCGTTCTCATGTTATCCGCTTGCGTGATCATCGTATCGGCTTATTACAGGCTAAAAAAGCATTGGACGAAAGCGCCGCAAAAATGGCTCAGGATTTTATTAATACGCCTGTTAAATCGCCCGTAGTAGCGACATGTTTAAATAAACGCGGGGATAAGGTTTATTTAACGGCGGCGGGCTTTTGGCATCACGACATAAAAGAAGCAATGGTATTCACTGCTATACCGTCATTTAGTGATCCAATGTCTTTTTATAACACCTTAATCACATATGAGGATGTTAAATAATGGTCGTTAAAATTACCACTAACGGCGGTATGACGCTTCAAGCTAACAGCGCGGCGGTTCGGGTTATTAACGGGCGCTTTGAGGCATCATGGCTAATGCGCATTAACTTAATCGAAAATAAATTCTATTTCTTATCGGTTAACCCTGAAATGATTAAAACGGTTGAATACATCAATGGATAATAAAAAACTGGCAAAACAGGCCGCTATTGAGTTGGCAGCACAAAAGGCGCGGGGCGTTGCCCGTGCTCACGGCTTCAAGCCATCACGCCGCGCTAGTGGTGAACCTTTTTACACTCGCAAAGATGCCGATATTTATCATCGTGGCGGCTTCTGGCATTTCGAAAGTTTCTTATTCTGTGAAGGTGAACGCGGCGCGATCGTACAACGCAAAAAACACGCTGATTTAGTCGTTTTATTACGCTCAATTATTTAAGGCGGATTTATGGCGAACAAAATTGATATTAATAAACTGGTAACGGTTAAAACGGTAATTATCTCAAATCTTCACATTAACGGTGTGGATGACGGGGAAGTATTATCTAAACATCAATACTATGAATTCGAAAACGGTTCTCATGGTATGTATTGGATTAATGGCACGGCGGGCGGTTGGATCATCCGCGTTCATGCGTGCCCGTGCTTTGTGGATGAGTTGAAACGCATAGGGTTAGCAGAAACCACAATAGACAATATAAAGGCGCTGGCGGCGCTAGGGTTCGACGCGATTCAATTTGATTGTGATGGCGATGAAGTAGACGGTTTACACGGCACGGAATGGTGAGGGGTATTTATGTTCGCATGGTTTTTAGTGATGACGATTTGCACGGCTGGCGGTGATGCCTGCAATGATTACGTGATAGACGGCGGCTTATCATTCCGCGATTGCCAGACGCAAGCGCTGACCGTGGCGGAAAAGGCGGATATGTTTTCCCTACGTTGCGACAAGGGCGAAATTAAAAGGGGTGATCATGAAAATTAAGAAGGTCATAAAATACCAATACGGCGGCGTGTTGTACGATTCCGAAAAGAAAGCGATGGCAGCAAACGAGAACGATATAAACACGTTTATCAATCGCATGATTAGCAAGATTAACAGCACCGCAAAGAATGCTAATCAATACATGCCAGCGCGTGCCGAAATTGAGATAACCCAATACATTCTAGATCGCCGCGATATGCTGGCGGGTATGTTAACGCTAGATCTAGATTATCCGAATGATGGGGAAGATCATGAATAAAGACGCGTACAGGGTATCGCGCCGCCTCATCCGTGAAAACGGGATGTATGCGCTTCAATGGCTAACTGACGACCACGCCGCGATCATGGACGTGTTAGGCAGTCAGTTAGACGACCCACTAGAAACGCGGGCGGCTATTGTCACATATAGCACGCGGGCGGGGCTTGATTGTTCCGTGAGAAAAACAGCAACGCTAGATTTATTAGCACGTTTTAATGACATCAAATCAAATACTCAAAAGGTGGATTCTATGGACTGCGTAACCGAACAACCAAAAACTAAAACCGTAACCATGTACAGCGCTGGAAATTACGACGATATGCAAGAAGCCGCTGAATGCTGCGCGGTGTACACTTCAACCGTTCCCGCCGATACATCGAATGACGTGATCCTAGCGATGGCAGATCTAGCCCGCCGCGCATTAAGTGAGGCGGAAACACTTTGCGTAATGGTCGACGGCATCGAATTAGAATGGTGTTAAGGGGTTTTTCTTATGGGTATCGTTTCACGTAAAGAGGCGGCAATAGGCGGGCGGTTGTACGTTCTGACAATTGAGACTGACACGACGGCGGGCTGTTATGGCGTTTTTGCCAGTCATCCTATATCTGGACGGCGGGAGCGTATCGGCTTAATCGGTGTGGTTCGGGCTAATGGTCAAACATGCCACACGGTCAAAACGTCACAAGGTGCCTTTCCGCGCTTTGATGGAATGGCGGGCTGTATGGTGTTTTTAATTGACCATCTAACGCAGTTTTCACGGCATGACAGGGATATATTTGTTCGTATGACCATTGGAAACGATTAGGGGTTTAACGCGTCCTATAGATGGGCGCTTATACACACACCGCGTATATTAAAGGCCGTCCATTGGGGCGGCTTTTTTGTGTCTGCGTTTTGCGCGTGTGGCGTGTGTTTTTAAGGGGGTGATTCTGGTAGGGGTGGCATGGGGTGGTGTGATATACGCGGCGTGTGCCTTTGTGGGGTACATCACATTACGGATATAAGGCCGAAAATAAATAATGTTATGCATTGGTAGGGGGCGCGGTACCGCATAAGGGCTAGGCGTGGCGGGGGTGGCACACGCGGCATGTATCATGAGGGGCTAATCATTTAGGTGATTGGCCTTTTTTATTGCCTAGTGTGTATTGTGGTCATACATGGGGGTTGTGTGTAGCCTTTATCCGAGCTGTACGGGCTGTGGTGCGTATATCATCGTGTAACATGAGATACCCTATTGCTTTGCGTCGTGCGGGGCGTGGCTGGCTGCTGGCGAAGAATCCCCGATCATATTTCAAAAAGGTACTTCCCCGACTATCCGACCGCCCGGGGGTGCGCAGAGC